GTGCCATCATCCATATTGGCCGGAGAGTGCTATCCAGCCAGGAAGGGCAATTAAGAATCTAGTTCCCGGTTGGAAAAAGAAGCTCGCTGAGATCAACCAGGAAGATTATCTCGAGGTTGCCTGCCTGACCAGAATGGCCGAAGACTTCAATGAATGTGTCCCAGGCTTCTATTCGGTCGATTTTGCCCAAACGGAAATAGGCAAATGGTACATGATAGATGCCGCGAGGGGCGAACTGTCATATCATCCAGAGCACGAGGATGCATGACCGCCAAATGTGGCTCATGTGAATGGGCACGCCGGCGCCAATGCCAAGCCCAATATCTGAACTTTACCGGGGAATGCTATTTCGAAGATCATGCGGACCTGGAGGGCAAGATGGGATCTATGTGGAGGCCGGCTAAGATATGTAAGTCGGGCAGGCCGAAGGGTGGCAGAGGAGGAGCATGAAAGATCTACCCGACGCCGAACTCATTCGGCTATACACAAAGGAATCCGCAAACGAAACCAGTGACCTGCCGTGGGGCGCGGAGAAGCGCAGGAAAGCCTATGGTGATGAGTTGCTTTCCAGAGGAATTGCAGAGTTCACGTTGCCGGCGTTTGGGATGGTGTTCAAGGTCCGGGGCTCTGAGGTGGATGCAATGAAGATAGAGCAGGAATTTGAAAGGACACCACGCCCGGAGAGGAGAGCATGATTTGCACCATAAGTGAGAATGGCAGGATATATCTGATATTCTGCTATCCACTTGTGTGGCAGGTCGGAAGCGGCATAAGATGGATTTAATTTTTTTTCAAAAAATTTAAGAAAAAGGATTTCAGTCCTGTTCGATGCGCGGGGCGAGCATATAACGAACAGAAATTTTTCCCATCCCGAAGGATATCACAGTGGGATAATCTATCCCGGTTTCGATCTGGACCGCCGATACCTTTCTAGCCACCTTTGCGATATCCGCCAGGTAATCGAGTGAGAACACGGCCCTAGACATGCCTTGCCTAATACCGGTCAGTTCCGACAACTGGAAAGCAGTTCTCACGGAGTCAATGTCTCCTTTGGCCTCCAGCACAAAGTTCTCTTCGTCCTGTTCGAGGATGGCATGATCAGAGACCTTGATAGCCGATTGGATAGCATCATAGACATCAGCGCCTGATATCACAATGCTACATGGCATATCCAGGTTGGGGACTCTTGGGGCGCCCTTGATTGCAGTTGGGTCTATCATAGACATGGAGAACTTGGACCGGCCATGGTCCACGGCCATCTTGTGGGTTTCGGGGTCCAATTCCATGGAGATGCTGTCAGATCCGTTGGTGAATTGGTCCAGCCTGATCATATCGAGTGCTAGGTCTCCGGCATCGGTTTTGTAGTACTCGAATGCATCCTGGGGTGCATCCAAGAATACCATGCAGACATTTGCCGGGTCAACGGCCTGGATTTTCAGGCCGGTTTCCGAGACTTGGATTCTGACTTCTTCGGCTACATCTTTGATGGCATTGATTATGTCTTTCATTGTGGTTGGGGAAATTACGACTTTGAATTGCATTTTAGCACACCTTCAGTTCAAATGTTAGATCGGATTCTGTCATTAGCTTTTCAATAATCATAGGCAGGGTTCTTTGAACCTCTTCTTTCAGTGATTTGTCCAGGTTCTTTTTATACTGATTATAGATTCTCTCTCCAATTCTCTGATGATTGTATCCCATCAATTCGACACATTCATCGCATATTCTAAGTCTCGGACTATGCTTAAAATGTTTGGAAATCTCTCTTTCCTTTTCGCAGATTTTGCATTCCATACTAATCACCATCGTGTGCTTTTATGTAATTGCTTAACCACGTTCGCACCTGATCGGAAAAATTAAAACTTTTTTTATGAAGCTTCAACCAATCATCATGCTGCTTTTCTATGGTCACATTTCGCTTTATTAACGCCATTGTACCTCACCAGGGTTCTTAGTCCAAACGGCCATGATCTCACATGCCCCGCTGTCGTCTGGAAGGATGCTAATTTTAGCATCTTTTATCGGATGCTCACGAACAAACATCTGAGCTTCGCCGAAGCTTCCAGTTTCTCCGAGTTTTGCTACCCATCTCTTCCCAACTTTGGATATCTCAATCTGTGCCATACTAGATACTATACCTATAACTATATAAGCTTATCCACACCACACCGTTAATTCTGTTTGATCCTTCTTATTGTAGTACTGCATCACGCCTTCGTTGAAATCTTTTGCTTCAAAAAACGTCTCTGGCAGGCGCTTGCATTTGTAGGTAAAGCTCATGATGCCGTGGTTAGTGACGAAGGCTCGCGCGGCCAAAAGCTCCTTTTCTGTCCACTTCGACGATAGATAGGAGTTCTTTTTTAGTGTATCCAGTGGCTGATATCGCATTGGGTAGCATAAGCACCCCCAATCAAGTACTACCTTCATTCTCTCAAAGTATTCATCCGGTGTATCGTTGAAGTTGTATAATATAAGAACCACGATATTATACTTTTTTGTCATGTGTTTTTTCAATAGACTTATGCCATTCTCGACCTTATCCCAATCCTTGATACTGTCAAAAGATGTCTGCAACCTCAGCAATCGAAGATCGTTCATTTGCCCTGCGATCTTATCATCAACGGTTCTGGAATCTATACCATTTCTGATATCTATCTTCAGCTTGGAGTCTTTCAACTCCTGCCAAACTCGATCCCATTCGGGCCCGTTGGTAATATTGTTGTCATATGGATATATCTTGGTGTGGCCGGGGTAGATATACGGTTTGATGCTTGGCCCGGTTGATCGCATTTGGCCTTCGATTCTATGGACGGCGCAAAACCCACACCTGTTAATGCATCCCCGCTGCGTAAATATGATGCTTCCATCCCATTCCGGCACCAGGTCATAGGCAGGAACCAGATTATCAACTTCATCCCACAGCCCGGAGAAAACCTTATCAACGCCAGATTTTCGGGCGTGCTCTGGCATCAGAGAGGCATATATACCGCCCAATTCTATGGGCGTGTTGGGGAACGCACCCTTATAGAATTTCACCGCTTCCCATACCGGCTTCCATGAATATGTAAACAGAGAAGTCATGTAAATCTTATCCGGCGTGTATCCGGGATGCTTATACCCTTGCCTGATAAGCTCAACTTCGTGGCCTTCATTGCGTAGATGGGTAGCTATCTTCAGCAACCCATATGGCGGAAAAGGTGAATGGATCTTTGGCTCAACCAATAACATTTTCATACCGTTTCCTCCGTTTTCTCGAACTGAAATAGATCAACTTGCGGCGGTCCAACCGGGGATATTTCGGCCAATTTTAGATTCTTGCAGGCCTGATCATAATAGCTTTCCTTTAATTCAAATCCTATGAAGCTTCTCTTATTTCGCAAGGCTTCATATCCAGTGCTGCCTATACCTGCGAACGGGTCCAAGATCAGATCGCCGGGGGCGGTCCACATTTCTATGCATCGCTTGATAACTTCCAATTGGAGAGGCGCGATGTGCTTTTCGTCTTTGTCGTCCCTGGCAGATTTCCTCTGGAGGGTGTTGCTTTGATTGATATCCATCCAGATAGGCTGAGCCCATTCCTGGAATTTTGCAACTGGGAATTCTTCGGCGGTGTGTGTTATAGGTTCCGGATTGTTTCCCGGTTTCCTGAAAACCAACATGTAATCAGGCAATCCCACCCGGGACATGCTGCTGTCTTTCTTCAGTTGCTTATGGAGAAGTCCGAGTGCCTTCGTGCGTTGCATTTCTGTCACAGGATTTTTATAAATTGTTATCCTGGTATGGTAGACGAATCCGGCGTTCTGGAATATCCTTATCAATTCTCCTGAGAAGTCTTTTAGGCCGATGATCCCATCTCTGGCTTTCTGAAGTGGCAAATCCATGCAGTGAACCGCAAGCAACCTACCAGGCATGAGAACCCGATACAATTCGGGTGCTATGAATCCGAAATGCTTGAAGAATTCGCCGTCTCCTTTGCAGTTTCCGAGGTCTCTTTCACTGTTGCTGTACGTGTATAGGCTGGAGAAAGGCGGAGAAAATATCTCGAAGTGGATAGATCCGTCTGCAATGGTCTTGATCTCTTCGCAGCTATCGGCCATTCGCATTTCCCACCCATCACCGGATTGAACGCCCTGCTTATATTCGTCTGTCTCTCTGAAAGTGGATTTCAGGTTTTCTTTTGTCAGTTCTTGCGTTTCTGCAATCATTCCAGTCAGCATTTTCTCAAACTCCTTCTCTTTTCGCTCTATGTTTTTAACTACTGCTCCCTCCGCTTCGGAGGTTATAACATGGACTTCGACAGGCTCCTCTTGGCCAAATCGCCAGCACCTTCTAACCGCCTGATAATACTGCTCGAAGCTGTCCGATATGCCGGTGAATATCATCTTATGGCAAATTTGGAAATTGAGGCCGAAGCCAAATATTGAAGATTTACTGATTAGTATATTTATCTTTCCATTGGCAAAATCTCTGGCAGCTTGCGCTTTCTTCTCAGGATCATCCGAACCTCTGATTTCAATTGATCCTGGTATGGCCTTTCTCAGAGCATCGGCCTCAACATTCAGATCACACCAGACCAGCCATGGCCCCGGTGAAGATGTGGCGATTCTGGCGGCTTCTGCAACCCTTGGAACCAGGCTATTCTTCCGGGCTCCTCTGCGGTCCTGGAGGGTCAAAGCCTCTCGGACTATGTAGCCAGTCTTATCCACAACCACCTGATCTATGGTCAGATGCGGCAACTTGAAGCCGTTGTCTTCATATCCGAGATCAGAAGGCATTTGAAGCATTACCGCCCATGTCGCGACCCATCGCCAGAATGCCGTTTTGGCGTGTCCCTTGAGCCGCCACTGGCTGGTTTGGCCGCCGTCATGCACAAAATAGCAGGATAACATCTCGGTTCTGCTCATCACGCCCATGAACTCCGCATGATTGCCTAGCTCCATGTGGTCATTTGGCGCCGGGGTTGCTGTGCAAGCCAACTTATAGGGCGTGTCTCGAAAGGAATCGATGATTTGAGTTCTGACCGTGCCTTCAAAGCTCTTTATGATGCTGCTCTCATCCAGGACAATTCCTACGAATTGCAACGGGTCGAAATGATCCAGCATTTCATAGTTGGTGATATTGATGCCTTCCAGAACATCGGCCTGCTTCCTGCAAAGATGGACCTCGATGCCAAACTTTGCTCCCTCTTCAACGGTTTGCTGTGCGACTGCGAGAGGAGCCAGGATCAGGACATTGCCGCCAGAATGCTTGCAGACCTGGTTGGCCCATTCCAGTTGGATTGGTGTCTTGCCGAGACCAGTGCCTGCAAAAATGGCCGCCTTGCCCTTCTGACATGCCCATGATACTATATCATGCTGAAAGGGGAAGAGCTTTGGATTGATATCTGTGGCATGGAAGCCGGATGGCTTTGCAGCGAATTGCTTTGATTTCAGGAATTCTTCATAGCTTGTCATACTTATCTGACCTCCCTTTACATTTCTCAACCGGATACTTGGCGGCATTGCTGGCGATCTTTGCCCATGTTGCTGCCACCAGGTCTATTCCCATGACATCAGCCAACCTGATGAGATAGATCAACACATCGGCCATTTCCGGGGCGGGGTCTTCTTTTGGGGCGTCCTGCCACTGGAATAGCTCAAGCAACTCGGCGGCTTCGATGCTGATTGATTTGGCCAGGTTGCTTGGTGTGTGATATTGAGTCCAATCACGTTCTGCCGCGAATTCGCGAAGCCGTTCTTTAATTTTTCCCATTTACATGCTCTCCTGGTAAAATCTGCTCATAGAATTGGTGATAAAGTTCTGCGTCTTGATCTCATTCTCTTCCATTTCGCGAGCCTTTTGATGCTCCATTCCAAGACGCTTGCCTTCTTCAACGGTCATCTTTCTCATAGCATCCTAGTTATCTTATGGTTATTTAAACCTTTCTCTAGTCAATTAACCCATTAGCACTATCTTTAAATAAGAAGAGAACCAACTTCAAAACATGGCTAAAATTGGAATAGATATAAGCGACGATACCGCCGCAAAGCTGCGCGATTTTACACTGAAGAGATATGGGGTTTTCAGAGGGCAATCCAAGGTAGTCGAAGATGCCTTGAAAGCATATTTAGAAAAGGAAGAGCAGAAGGCCCCTGAAGGAGCCTAAAAAGGAGAGATGCTAGATGGACAATAAGATAAATAGGGCCGAGGGTATTTATAGGCTTCGGTGGGTAGCATGAGCAACCCAATCGGATGGTGCACCGACACCATAAACCCGATAACAGGATGCTTGAATGGGTGTGAATATTGTTATGCCCGGAAGATGGCTTTCAGATTAAAAGGCAGGTTCGGCTATCCAGAGGACGAACCCTTTGGGCCTGCGTTCCATTCCGATAAGCTTCGCGATATACAGAATTTGGGCGGAAAGGGAAAGCGGGTATTCCTTGACAGCATGTCGGATTGGTTCTCTCCTGGAGTCAAAAAAGACTGGATAGAATCTATTGTGTGGATGGCATGGCAGAAGCCGGAGCATCATTTCTTAGTTCTTACTAAGCGGCCCGATAGAATGGGAGTGCTCCAGGAAATGAATATTGGCATACCGGACAACCTTTGGTTTGGCGTATCTGTGACTCACCAGGGTGATGCTTGGAGAATAGCGGCGCTGAGGAAAGCAGTTGATAAGCATCGGTTCATATCCTTTGAGCCCTTGCATGGACCCGTCCTGCCTTATCTGGAAGGGATCGAATGGGCGATCATTGGCATGGAGACGGGCAACCGGACAAATAAGATCGTTCCTGAAAAGCAATGGATCAACTACATCGTAGATGAGGCCGAAATATGGGGCGTTCCGGTATTTCTCAAGGACAACCTTCTGCCATTATCGGGTCTCACGGCGGCGCAACTTATGTTAGCTGGAAAGAAGTCGAGTCTAAGGAAAGAATTCCCGGAGGCGATGAGATGATTTACTGCTATGAGGGCAACTGCTGCATAGGCGCGGATCCCGATGATGAGAGCACCGGAGCCCCGGTATGTGATGGGAAGTGCGAGAACTGCGGGGCGATGAAAGTTGAATGATTTGAGTATTTTTTTCAAACCGGGGCATGTTATCGAAATGCGAGCCCTCGGCAAGCAAAAGAACGTCGTCCAGAGCGGGTATTATAAGGATTTTAAGAAGCTGGAAGAGACCATTAATATCCTTGATAAAACCGGAGAACACAAAGGCATATATTTCATTCTAAACAAGATTAACCCGGCCCTTTATGCCAGGCGGCCGGATTCCCTCAGCTCTCCGCGCGAGGGCATGGCAACTACATCAGATGCCGATATAGAGAGGCGCTATTGGCTGCCAGTGGACTTTGACCCTACCAGGCCGGCGGAGATCTCATCAACCGATGAAGAGCATGAAGCGGCTCTGAAGAGGGCCCTAGAGGTTCGCGAACATCTCCAAACATTAGGATGGCCGGACCCCATATACGCAGACTCTGGCAACGGCGCGCACCTGATATATCCAATAGATCTGCCAAACAATGATGCCTCCACCGAATCAGTGGAATTGGCTTTGAAAGCCCTGGATGCTCTCTTCTCCGATGATAAGGTCAAGATTGATGGCAAAAACTACAACGCGGCCCGGATCTGGAAGGCATACGGCACCACGGCGCGCAAGGGCGCGAACGTGCCAGAGAGGCCCTGGAGAAAGTCGGCAATCATAGAAGCGCCGGCAGAACTTAAGCCCGTGCCTGAAGAGCTCCTGGCGGGTCTAGGATGGGGCTTCAAGCAAAAGGAACATGCGGAAAGGTACGAAAAACAAACTGATAAGATAGATATCGAGCAATGGCTTTCGTCTCACGGTCTTGATGTGGTTAAACGAAAGACCGCACACGGTGGCGGAACTATCCATGTGCTCGATACCTGCCCGTGGGACTCATCACATGTTGATAGATCGGCGTGGGTGATTCAGTACCCATCTGGCGCGGTGGTCGCGGGTTGCCAGCACAATGGATGCACAGGCAAAGGCTGGCGCGATCTGAGGGAACTGTATGAACCCAGACAGGTTCGAAACGAACCGATATTTGAGCAGCCAAAAAGACCAAAGACCCTGGCATTAGAACTCCGGCTTGAAGATGTTGCCGACATCGAATATGATGAGGGCGGGCAATTTGATAAAGTCAAATTCAATCCATCCCGGGCAGCAGATGCCGTTTGCCAATACTTGCATATCGTCACTACGCCAGATAAAAGGATATGGGTATATGAAAACGGATACTATAGGCCGGATGGGGAAACAATTATAGAGCAGACATTTGAAAGAGTGGCCGCGAGCTGTTATAATATTCATGCAGGCGTGGAAACTCTTAAAAAGATTTATTTAAGAACATTGGTAGAATTTAATGAACTTGACAAAAATCCTTATCTTTTGTGCTGCAAGAATGGTGTGGTAGACCTCAAGACAGGCACCTTCTCGGATCATTCGCCCGAATATTATATGACAATGCCTTGCAAAGTGACCTATAACAAGGCGGCGACCTGCCCGGTGTTTGTGGAATTTATAGAGGGATCGTTATCAAACGACAGCGACAGGCTTACCCTCATCGACTGGATAGTAGCTTGTGCCTGTCTGGTAGAATTCGAGTATCTCCTCTTCCTAACAGGGCACGGCAGCAATGGAAAAAGGATCTACGAGACGCTCTTGCAGACGTTTTTCGGGGAAGAGTTCACAGAAGCGATAAGCTTAGAGGAGTTGACCAAATCAAACTTTGCTCTCGGATACCTGAGACGGGCCAGGATGTGCATATCAACAGAAACCAACCCAGACCGCGCAAAGACCGAGCTTATTAAGAAGATATCGGGCAATGATTGGCTCAGTGCTGATGTCAAAAACAAGGACAGGATCAGGTTCCGGGCATTTTTGCAGATGATATTTGATAGCAACTCGATGCCGATCTTTGAGGACAATAGCTATGGCTTTATTCGCAGGTTCACGAGAGTAAACCATCCTTATGAATTCGTGGATAATCCAGATCCTTTGAACCCTCTGCAAAGGCAAAAAGACCCGAACCTAGAGACAAGGCTTTGTACTGAATCGGAACTAAGCGGCATTCTTAACCTGATAATCGAACGGGCAAAGGCGATCATACCAGACCGCAAAATTCACCGAAGGGAGAACGACTTTGAGGCTTATGAGATACAGAGTCATTCAATTTCGGATTTTATTGATCAATTTGTGACCTTTGAACCAAACGACAGAGATAACGATTTCAATAAGATTTCTGCCGATTTGTTATACTCAAAATTCGAAGAGTACACTCGGTTCGCGGTCGGGGCAAAGATGAGTCGCAAAAAGTTCTCCAGATATATCGGGGGGAAGAATGGTCAACCATCGGTTACAATTAGGGTCGATGGCGCAGAGATGCGAGGATTTAAAGGTCTTAGGTTCGATGAAAAGGAATTTAAAGCCTTTATAGGCAAGAAAACGATTGAGTACTCTAATACTCCTTTAGTAACTATCTTGAACGATCTTGAAACGATTAGTAACGATACTATAAGCAATAGCGGTGGGTCGATTGTAACGAATGTAACGATCTTTAACGACTTATTGAAACGTACAAATAATTGCCATAAAGCATATAGTAGAAAGGACTTGGTTGAAAAGATCGACGTAATCGTTACAGAGGAAAAAATCGATATCAAGCGGCCCATAGAAGAGGTCAACGATACCCTAGAAGATCGTTATGAAACATCGTTTGAGGCTAAAGAGGCCAAAGAGGAAACACCAGAAAAGGACAATGATGTACCAAATAGAGCATTACAGAGCATTCTGCTCAACAAAGGCAAGCTAACCCCCTTCACCCTCTCCATGAGAATCAAAGATATGGGCGGAGAGATGAAACCGATGGACAGCGAGGCATATTTGAAGAGCATAGGATTCCAAGAGGCGGTGCCGAGCTGGATAAAAGGATAATCTTACCGTAAGATTTATATCCTCATCCTGCCTATAGGGTAGTATGACATCCTACAATGCAAGCGGGCAACCTCTCTTCGAGGCTTGCTTTCTGAAAACCAAGAGAACCAAGTTCTCCGAGAACTGGAAATTCTTCGCCGCAGACAAGAACGCGGCGATGGACTATATAAGAAGCAAACCAGGATATGAGAAGGCAGAGATCTGCTGGATTAAGGAGACTGATATATGAGGAAAAAACAAGATCTCGGCCCCTGCCATGGCATCAAGCTATATGCCTCTGATGAGGCCCATCTGGCAGGATTGCCCGGGAGCTGGAGTGAGAAGGTTAGGAATGCGGTCCACTCCTGGCTGGAGGGCAAAGCATGAAACTTGAATTTCAGTTTAAGAACGGCATAAGCCGAATCTATGCAACAATTAATTTGGGCGCGGAGTCGTTTGAGTCTTTTACTTCCCGAATATGGGGGAGCGAGACCGTTACTCTTGTAGCGGAATATGACGGCGAGAAAGACATTTCTTTCCAGGTTGCTGATCTGTTGTGGATTGGGGAGAGTGCATGATTCCCATCCAAGTCATATTCTCCGGCACCCAGGCCGAGATCGATGCCCAGATAGCAGCCTGGCAACCCCACGGACAGTTCGCAGGAGAACCCGAAAAGGGTGATTTCTCCAGACCGCGCAAGAATTTCGTGTCAGAGTTTCCTAAAATAACATGTGAGAACTGTGGCAAGAATCCACGCGGACCCAACGCGATCATGGAAGACGGCGAATTTTTCTGCAATTACGAGTGCGAGAAGGAATACTCACAGAAGCCCGCCAAAGCCCCAAGGCTCGACGCAAAGGAAGATCCAGATAAGTACATGCCTTTTGGCAGATCTGTCAGCCAGCAAAGCCACATGAAGTCCTGTGCCTATTGCGGGGTGTCTTTCGATCTTAATATGGAGCATCCCCGCGGACTGGTGCCCTTTTGTTCGGTGCAATGTGAGGAGGATTTCTCAAAGATCACGATACCAGATGTCAGGGGCCTGATAGAAGGCTATATGAGCCATCAGTTCACACCCCGGGCTATCTTGGAACATCTGGCTTCTGAACATTCCATCGAGATCAGTCACCAGAAGCTGGGTGGCTATATGGGAGCCATCAAGAAGAAGAATCTGGAGATTGCTAGAGATACCATGAAAGAATGCTCCGAGATATACCTCGAAAAGCCTCTAGGATCTCACCAGAGCCCCAAGGAAGCCAAATCTCCTAAGAAACCTATGATTCCCTCATCTCCTTTGTCAGAAGCCGACCTAATCATGCTAGACATGCATGAGGCTGGAGACTTTGACTTTGAGATCAAACAGGTCTTGGATCGATCGGGTTATCCCATGCAAGTTGGGGTTATCAGGGCAAGGATTAAGGAGCTGACAGCATGAAGGGCAAGCAACCATCCAGGGAAATAATCTGGATGGAAGAGCATGGCATAACAAGAGAAATGCTCGCGAAATGTGAGTTCATCAAGCCTGGGAGAGGGTGCATTCAGAGGATGCATGCAAATGGCATAATTGCCAAGAAGGGCAAGAGGTTGGCAGGCGCGGTCAATGCCTGGAAAGAGGGGCCATATCACAAGGTAATCATGGATGCATGGATATGAAGCTATCAGTTATTTGCGAGGAGTGCGGAGAACCATTCGAACGGTGGCCATATCTGGTACGGCGAAGCGACCATAAGTTTTGCTCCAAAAAATGTGATGGTGACTGGCACACCGGGAAGAAGAGAGCGAAACATAGAACTGCGCCATCCTACAATGGGCACAAGATCGGATCCTGGTGTTACATGGAAGAGGCCCGCGCAATGCTGGAAGGAAAGAATACCGAGGGAAAGAATCATTGCGTAGACCTGCCGGAGAAATGTTTATGAGCGGCTGGGCAGGCACAACCTACTCTTCTCCAGAAGAGATGAAACCGCGGTGTGATGGCGTGTTCTGGTATTGGCAGCTCCAGACGCATGCTTACTGGCTCCTGGAAGAAGTGGACGGCTTCAACATGGATGATTGGGCCTGGGCACACTCAGATGGAGGGCTTGCCGCCAAGTTTCGCTACTTCTTCGCGAAAACGGGAATAAATATGCAGCGAATTTTAAGGCTGAATATGATTAAACGGGAAATGGGACTATGACCAGAGCAGAGCAAATCTTGGCTGAAATGCCAGATGGAATCTGTACCATCCAGGAACTTGTGAAACAATTCGATATTGCTGATAGCTATCTGAGGCAGGTTCTGAGGGGTCTTGCCAAAGACGGCAAGATGCAGAAGGTTGAGATTCGGGTCAAGGGAGCTCAAGGAGCTCCAAGAACAGTCGGCTGGAGGAAGGCATGACTCCCAAGGTCCAGCGAGACCAGTATGCCGGTATGGCGCTCTTATATGATTTTGGGTGGCCTCTGTCCGACATCGGCAGGCTATGGGGTATCAAAGCCACCCAGACATCCAAGAACATCAGGGCCTGGAAAGAGGGCCGAGTGCCGGATTGCACTCTGCGCGATGACAGCAGGAGGGGAGGATTCGAGACACACAAGACCAGCATGAAGGCGGCTGTGGGAGATCTGGAGGAAGTTCGGGCCTATATGGAGCGCAATCCAGGAGCAACTGCAAGTGATGTGGCTATGGAGTGCAATATGACTAATAATCATGCGGGGAGGTTGATACATTGCCTGAAATGAATCCAAGACCTGCCAGATTAGGCAGCAGACCGTACCGATAAGTATATATGCTCATAGGCGTATAGTAGTATCTATGGCAAAGTACGATTTAATGGTAAACGGGGAAAGCATCGATTCGATAACAGAAGACAAGACACCACAGGAAGCAATGCAGTATTTCAGGAATTTGTACGGCGAAAATCAAGTTGATGTTTGTGGAGTGAGGATCGCAATGGACGGTGTTGTGCTGTGAACCCCACAACCGATTTTATTTGTAACGAATGCGGGAAACCGTTTCGCAACAAAGAAATGGTGAAATCTGAAGAAAGAGACGGGATCGTGTATCTTTATCATATGGGGTACCGTAAATGAAAGATGATGCAATATGCCCTCTTCGTTTTATCGGAAGGGCGATGGATATTTTACTCGATGATAGATGCCAACGGGAAGGGTGTGCTATGTGGGACCACCACGCATACGATTGTATGCTGAAGAGGAAAGCATGAAGCATCCGATTATTCATGTCAGAGGTTCATCCTCATGTCACTTTTGCGGTTCGAATTGTGATATGGGGGGCGGTAAGATGTGGAAGTATGAGATCAGAGAAGGTATCAAGACGCGAGTGTACTACCCGGCGTGCGATAATTGCATAGACGCGGTGGCAAGTTGCAAGGGAAAAGCATGATAAATTTATCAGATGTATCTAATGAAATCAAAAGCAAAATGTATTATGCCTACTGTGATCGATTTGGAGAAGTCGGCACAATCTGTTTCAGTGCAAGGAAGAAAGACGATTTTGTGACGGTGCATTCACATCTCGGATCAATGGTCTTCGATAAAGACGGACAGGAGGTTTGATGCTTCCTCATCTTTCCTGTAATCGCTGCGGTCATTCCTGGATTCCTCGGAGCGACAAGCCTCCAAAGAATTGCCCAAAATGCAAAAGCCCGTACTGGAATAAGGAACGCGTGCGGGGCATCAAATGAAAATTCGTCTTGCGGGTGGCAAAATGGTGACAATAAGTCGGGAAGACGTTGAACTAAGCGAAGAGAAATGGTGCGCGTGTCGCAGTCACGTAAACACGCGTGCATATGCAATGCGGATGTCAACGCGTGTGGCTGGCGTGTTGATGCATCGCGTGATTATGGAACGGATGCTGGATAGAAAACTTCGCGACGACGAACAGATAGATCATATAAACCACGATGGTTTGGATAATCGGAGAGAAAATCTTAGAATCGCGACGTGTCGAGAAAATTGCCAGAACAGCAGGAAACAGAATCGTATCACTAGCAGCAAATATAAAGGGGTTGACTGGGAAGCCCGAGACAAGAGATGGCGGGCCAGAATAAAAATGAATGGGTCTCGGATACATATAGGATACTTCGATACCGAGATAGATGCGGCATTGGCATACGATGCGGAGGCTAGGAAACTTTTCAAAGCATTTAGTTGCTTGAATTTTCCAGACGATAGGTAGTTATTTATAGTAATAGTTTCAATTACATTTTGTGCATGCCAACTCTAGTGGAAAAGAGTACAAAGCGCGCGGGCGATTAGCCCACGAAGGCCATAAGTCGAAGGTTGGCACATCCTGGAAGGCAATAGAAGCGTCTGTATGCTTGCTTTCCTGGCATGATACTAAAACAGATCATCCTTATTTTACAGGTTCCGAAGAAGTTAAGCTAAACGCGGGCCCTAAATCTTGCAGAAAATGCAATGAAGTCATACGATATGACTCGCGCGGATATGCGTTTTGTCAATGTCAAATTTACAACGATGGCAATTCTAGTCCTAAAAAGTCTCACCTAGATCGCGATTTCCTAAAGGCTATTAAGTTTAATTCTTCCGTGCCTGGTGCGGTATAACCAGAAGGCGCGAGCAATCGCGCTGAAGCGTATGCTATCGAGGTCCACATGCTTTCCTCTTCCAATCCATCTGATGAAAAGCCCCGCGTCATGACTTCGCCGAACTTTGTTTTCTTGCGAGACCCGGAACCTGATGAGGTCAAGAGATTTAGAAAGCATCATGTGGGATGATAGGCATGAAATGCAAATGCGGAAAGGATATATCGGAAAAGGAAGCTGGGAAGGATGGATTATGTTTTGCCTGTTCCTTTAAGCGAATACTCCGAGACCCGAAGATAGCAGCAGAAGCCAAAAGGTTTTCGCGAGACGTCGGTCATATCTCATATGAAGATCTTAATAGATCCTTTACTATCTGACAGGCGAAAGTTATTTATAGCCAGAAACCTATCCGATGGTATGAGAAAATATCTCTTGATAGCAGCCTTGATTGTACTCATGGCTATTGGTATTGCAGCATATGCAACCACATATCAGAAGTCAGAAACCTGCACTGCCTGTGACATGACTCTGGAAGGATCTTCTGATTCCTTGACCAAGAGCCCACACATGCCCATAGTTCCGCGCAGCCGATGCCAGGGCCCTTGCCAAAGGGTGTGCAATTGGCTATATTGTTATAATAAGTGTCCCAAATGCTAAGGTATAAATAGACAGGAAACAAGATTTGTAGTGATACGGGGGTATCATGGCCTGCGTGTATCGGGCGTGGACCGATCATCGGCTTTCACTGATTATCTAGCAAAGCGGCCTGGTTTCCTATCTCTCCTTTCCAGGCCGATCTTCCTCGTTCGTAGGAAACTTCAATCGTGCGGCGGTCTAACCGCTGCCTATCCTACTTATCGCCATCTTAGCTCAGTTGGTTAGAGTGGCAGTTCGGTAAACTGCAGGTCGCATGTTCGAATCATGCAGATGGCTTTTAACCTTGTTACGACAGGAAACTTGAATTGTCGGGAAACTGACTAAATTGACATGCTGGGCTAACCGGCGATTTTCTACTTTATAGGATTGATTCCATGTGGCAATTTCTGAAGAAATCAAGCAAGCAATCATAGATGATCTGAAGGAAGATCGGCTTGATTATGAAGAGATCGCTGCAAAGCGTTTAGGCGATCATACAAGAAAGATGGTTATAAGCAGAATAGCCATCAAGAACGGCCTTTCTCGTAAAGATAGGCGTGGAAAGCACAACGGAAGTAACACGCCCAAAGTATCGCAGGAAAAACCGAAATCTGATAAGCCCATAAAAATAGTTACTTTTGGCCCCGACGCCAGGCTTTCCCTCATCGATGAAGCCATCACAATCCACAAAGGGCTCCTGGCCGGCATAGCAGACCCCTATAAGATGGACAAATGGTCTGCTGCCTTGGAACGTCTCTTAGAACAGAGGAGAGAGGAAGAGCCCGGAGACCCAGACGGCGATGAAAAGCTGCTTTCCCAATTCACGGATGCGTTAGAGACCCATGCCCTTTCTACCCAAACAGGCCGATGTGTACCTGGATTGCCTGAAGACCCGCCAAACCCTGATGTACGGGTCTGTGAGAAGCGGCAAGACGGAGATCCAGCAATATTGCACTCTGAAAGCAATTAAGAATCTTACCAAGGGCCACCCGATATTTATCGGCAAAACACAGGGCTCCCTTCAACGCAATTTCATTATTCCTCTTCAACAGAAATTCCCCGGTCATGTAAAATACAATCGCAGCTCCAAGACCCTGAAGGTATTCGGTCGCGAGTGCTGGGTGGAAGGGGCCACCAACGAAGGCGCTGTTGAACGTATTCAGGGCATGGAGACACCTATTGCGATAGGTGATGAGGTCGTGCTGTGGCCTCAGAACTTCTATGAGATGCTTGATACCAGGCTATCGGCTACAGGATCTGTATTCATCGGCTCAATGAACCCGGGCCCGCCTCAGCATTATATCAAGAAGCTTATAGATCGAGAAGATGAGCTCGGCTTCGCCCTGGACGGCAGGAAAGAACTGAGATCCTGGCGGTTCATCCTGGATGAAAACACTTTCCTAGATCCTTCTTATATTGCGTCACTGAAAAAGAAATATCCCAAAGGCACCGTCCTTTATAGGAGATTCATCGAGGGTCTGTGGGTAGCTGCCGAAGGCCGGGTATTCTCATTCTTTGACGAAGATCCCAATGCGGGGTTTGTTGTCTCCCAGATTCCTGACAATTTCATAGAATACCTTGTGGGCATGGATTATGGAATCAGTAACCCCTTCTGTGCTGCTCTTTGGGGCCTGTCGGGCGGTGTTTGGTACTGCCTGAAAGAGGTCTATTGGGATTCCAAGACCGAACAGAAGCAAAAGACCAATTCAGAGTACATAGCAGACCTGGCCAGGCTTTGCTACTGGAAGGACAAGCCGGTGTTTCCCCAAAAGATCTTAGTACCTCCAGAAGAGCCAGGATTTCAACGTGAGATCCGACAAAGCAAATATCCCCAATTGCAGGGCGTTCATAGTGCCGACAATGCCATTTTGCCCGGTGTTGAGGACGTCACGACATTGCTATCACTGGGTCGCTGGAAGATCTTTAACAAATGCGAGAAGACCATCTGGGGCTTAAGCGATCTGCGATGGGACGAGAAGAAGCAGGCGCAGGGCATTGACATGTTTATTAAAGGTGGATCGGGAAGTCCTGACCACATTTGCGATTGCAACCGTTATATATCTCGCGAGGCTGCCAGAGAGCTTAGAAAAATGAGGCTAATAACATGATCTATTCCACCGATTCCATTCTCTACAAAGGAGCATGAGTATATATAGTATGCGCGCCATTGATAGTGTATGGAAAACAAAAATAGAATAATCTCGATTAAGATCGTGTCTCCTACAAAATACATACCGAAAGAATGGTATTTTGGATGCGCTGAACTTTATAAAAATGGAGTTGATGCTCCAGAGATCGCGCGGCAATATGATGTAACCACGCCGGCGGTTTATTACGCATTAGATCGGATGAGAGTAAAAAGGAGAGATGATAGTCACGCACACCAACGGTACACATTAAACGAAAATTTTTTCGATGTTATAGACAACGAGAAAAAAGCGTACTGGCTGGGGTTCATTTCAGCGGACGGCTGTATAAACAGTGGAAAAAAGAACCGATTGGCCATCCGTCTTAGCGCGAAAGATTCTATCATCTTAAACGGCTTTCTCGAAGACGTTGAAAGCAATAAATCTATTTATTATTCTATGGGCGGAAAATCGAAGAATCTGAATTTTGCTCGTGTTGTTATCGACAATCTGACCTTAATATCATCACTTAAACGCTTGGGAATAACCCCCCAAAAGTCGTTGACGCTCGAATTCTGCAAACAGGTTCCGCGTCGTCTCATAAATAGTTACATCCGTGGGTATTTCGACGGCGATGGATCAATATATTTTGATAAAAGCGGGAAACCAACGTTTGCTCTGGTTGGTACCGTTCCATTCTTAAATGATGTCATGAGCGTGTTAGTATCCGATTTGGGATTAAACCCTATAAAAATCAGATCGAAAGGTAAAATATCCGAATTGCGATATAGCGGAAGAAATAATGCGTTGCGAATTAGAAACTGGCTATATGATGGCAATGCACCGTGGTTGCAGAGAAAAAAAGATCGATTTGACAGCATAGGGTGATTAAAATTATCTACGATACGGAATCTATACTTTATAAGGGCGCGCCGTGGCCTCCGGCATCTGAACAATCCAGATTGACCCTTTATTCCCAAAACCAAGACCTATTCGAAGGCAATCATACCAAAGTCTATACTGGTCTGCTCAGGCTTTTCCACAATAGTGCGGCAGAACACCAGAAGATTATTCTGATCCTAAACTGGCATCGCAGGCTGTCCTGCCTCTGGCCGGATCTGCTCATAGGGGAGACCCCAGATGTCAAGGTAGATGACGCCAATTCTGATGCTGTCAAAGAACTCCGGCGTGATACTGGCTTGTGGCCGGAGGCTTATAAGGGCCTTCTGGACATGTCTAGGTTCGGTGTAGGGCCCGTCAAGATCTACAAAGATGAAGATGACAGGGTTCACATTCAGGCCATAGCGCCATCCAAATGGTTCCCCATCCAGGCACCTGGCGGGCAGATTATAGAACATGTTCTGGCTTGGACCTCGGAGGATTTCGTAAATCATGTTCTGCAATCATATCTCCATGTAGAGATCCATAGGCGGGGCGAAGTTGAAACCCGCAAGTATGACATTATTCAGGGCAAGATAGCTTCGGATGAGAAAGATGTCCAAATCGACAAGACTGAGATAGATGACTTCCTGGTAGTTCCTCTTCTCAACCTGACCACCACCACAAACCAATGGGGCTGCGATGATTACACCCCCCTGGACCCTATCATAAGAAGGCTGGAGACCAGGCTGACAAGGCTTGGCAGGATACTGGATGCTCACAGCGAACCGGTTATGGGCGTGCCAGAGGACGCGATAGGCAAAGACCCCAACACGGGCGAGGGCCATTATGATAGTAACCTGAAAGTTTTCCCCATGGCAGAGGGGCAAGCCCCGCCTTTTTATGTCACCTGGGACGGCCAACTAACCGCATCTTTCCAGGAAATAGAATTCTTGATGAGCCAGCTATATGCCATCTCAGAGACCTGTCCGCAGGCTTTCGGCCAAAGCATGACTGGAGGAGCAGAGTCTGGAACATCTCTCAGGCTTCGCATGATGGCGCCCTTGAAGCGCGTCGAGCGCTTACGGCTGAACATCGATCCAGCTATCAAGAAGATCATCTGGCTGGCCGCCCAACTTGACGGCATCCAACTGGAAGAGCAGGAGATCGGGATTGACTGGCACGACGGCCTGCCCAATGATGAATATCAGCAGATGCAGATCGAGCAGATGGCAGTGATGAATAAGATCACTTCAACCAAGGCTGCTGCCAAGAGGATCTACAGGTTGTCCGATGAGCAATCCGAAGAAGATCAGAAGCAGATAGCCAAGGAAGCCACGACGCAGGGCGGGGGGCTGTTCTGAAAAGAGGGGAAGCAAGCCTAAATGGGCTTGATTGTCCCCTTTCCGAAATGCTCCGATATATAAATCATGTATCGAATGAATGTCTCCAAATCAATGTTCTCTATTCGATCAAGGCCCAATTCCTGGAATCGTCTCACATCGGAATCATTAAGGCAGATCTCGAAATGCATTTCCTGGTTAAGCCTGTCTTGGTGAACATTCCATCTCATGCTTTCTCCTTGATCAGCTTCAAAACCGCCTGACTTCGATCGCAGGCTATCCCGGTTTGCTCATTCACTTTCAAGCGGTACTTCTCCAGCTCTAAGTAAGCCTGTTCTGAAATGTAGACGTTTGGCATTAAATCTCCACTTCCATCAAGTGTACTTCAATCTGCATTACATCCCCCAATTCGTGTTGCTTATCCTCTAATGTGATGCCGATCAAATGCGTTATCGCTCTCCAAAAGGAAGCGTCTCGCTTTTCTCCAGTGCAATACGGTATCTTGATACAAAAAGTTTCATTTTCCATGATAATAATAAGGTATCTTAAGATATATCAAGCTTTCGATAGATAATAATCAGTACAATACATCTCGGTTTCGACATTGCCCGTTAGCAATGTCACTTCGCTTCCAGCTTGCGTTAAAGTTTGGTGACTTAAATGACAGATCAAGAGCTTAATGGCGGGAACCAGCCGCCAGAGGATAACAAATCTGGTGCACCGGCGAACCCGTCAGAGCCGAATGAATCTGATGATATCGAGTTTACGCCTGAGCAGAAGAGGAAGCTTGGCAAGATAATCTCGGCAGAACGAAAGGCAGAACGCAAAACCGTGGCTGCCCAGTTCAAGGATTATGACGACCTGAAAAAGAAGATTCAGGAAATCGAGGATGCCAAGCTGTCGGAATCTGAAAGGCTTCAGAAAGAGAAAGAAGAGGCCATAAAGGAAAGAGACGCCATCAAGAACCAGCTCGCGGATTTCGGAGCTAAAGAACTCAGGATCAATATGTATTCTGAGTACAAAACCAAGGATGGCCAGTCCCTGCCAATTGGCCTCATGAAGTATGTAACCGGCACCGATGAGAAATCCATCGCTGCTAGTATAGAATCCATTGCCGCCGATTTCGGCGCGAAAGTGGAGAAACGTAAGAACATTGGCAATTCCACCCCAGCAGGAACCGAAGCGGTTCCGAATAAGAACGCTTTCATGAATGATCAAATCATGGCAGTGGCTGGTAGGGGAGGCCGATAGGAGTATTTGAATGACAGATTACGACAACATTATTACGCGGGCAGGCGTTAGCAACCTGATCCCGACAACCTACAGCAAAGAGATCATCCAGACCGCCATCCAGAGCAGCTTCTGCTTGCCCATGATGACCAGGCTGAGCAACATGCCTACGAAGGTAACTCAGCTTCCCATCATGAGCCTGTTTCCCACGGCCTACTTCGTCTCTGGTGAGGCCGGAACCGATGGTGGCTCTTACACCTACGACAAGGGCCTGAAGAAGACCACAACCCAGAACTGGTCCTATGCCACCATCACCGCCGAGGAATTGGCTGTAATTGTGCCCATCCCGGCCGCTGTAGTGGACGACATGGCCGGAGGCGGCTATGATGCATGGGGCGAAATTGCGCCCAGGCTATCAGAAGCAATCGGCAAGGCAATCGATGCCGCTATCATCCATGACACCAACGCGCCCGCGTCCTGGCCGCATGGCATTGTGGACGCCGCCGCGACCGCATCCCAGACTATCGATAAGTCTGCTGCTGTGGGCACCGGCCTGACCTTCCCGGATCTCTATGATGCAATCCTGGGAGAAGGCGGCCTGTTCAGCCTGGTAGAGGCTGATGGCTATGAGGTCAATGGTATCGTTGGTGCTCTGTCTCAGAAGGCAGCCCTCCGAGGAATCAGAGGCACAGATGGCCAGCTTCTCTTCCAGCAGGATATGACCAGCGCCACAAAGATGAGCATCGCCGGCGTGCCTGTCAGCTTCCCAGCTAACGGAGCCTTTGACCCATCTGATGCCCTCCTGATTGCAGGCGACTGGAAGAAGGCGGTCTACTCCTGGAGACAGGACATCACCTTCAAGATCTTCGACCAGGGCGTAGTGACCAATGACAGCGGGGCCGTTGTCTTCAATTTGATGCAACAGGATATGCTGGCCATGAGAGTCACTTGCAGGTTAGGCTGGCAGTTGCCCAATCCTGAAAACCAGATCCAGACAACCGATGGAAGCCGCTATCCCTTCGCCGTCCTTGTGCCGTGAGGTGGAAAGATGAAATATCTTTCTATCTTTTTGGTCCTGATGATACTGGCCGGGATTGGTGGTGCCGCTTGGTATGGCCTGGCTCCCGGGAACTATAAGGTTCCTGTGACCGTCCAGACCATCCGAGGCGCAGGATTGCAGAGTTCTACTGACATCTGGAACACGCTCTCATGTAATCTCACCGTCGGAAAGACTGCAGCCGAAATAGCAATCGCCGGCAAAGACCCATCACCAGACGTGCCGCGTGTTGTGGGCGTCGCCCCGGGAAGCGCCATAACCGGCAATGTTCTGATTAATGGCACGGATTTCTATGGAAATGTCATTTCTGAGAAATTGACCTGGGTATCAAGTGATCTCGGAAAATACACCACCAAAGCATTTAGCGCCGTCACGAGCTTTAACTGTACCACCGGAGCAGCAAACTCATTTAATCTCGGATATGGCCAGGCTCTTGGACTGAATACCCCTCTGGCAAGCAATACAAGGGTGATCATGGCAACGCTTAATGGCGTGAAAGAGACCACGGCCCCAACAGTGACCGCAAGCTCGACCGTCATATCACTGAACACAATCGACCTCTCAAGCGCCTTGGATGGCAATACCATAACGGTGTGGTTCTATTGATAGTCACAAGAAAGTTCATGAAGTTGGGAACGGTGAACATCCCAATTGGCACCAAGATCGATGGTTTGCCTGACGACATCGAGGGAGAGCTTGTGACTAGAGCCCTGGCGGATCTGGTGAAAGAGAAGAAGCATAAGAAGACCGAGACGGGCATTTAAGCCCGTTTCATATAATAAAGAGGGATAATAAATGGTTGACGTTGCCGATTCATACATCCTGACTATAGCCGATCTCGAAACCAGATTAGCATCAGACCCCAGGCCATCGGCAATCGCGCTCTTGGCCGCGAGCGATGCCATCCAGACCTGGTATTTACAGAAAGCCACAGCAATAATAGATTCCCTATATCTGAAAGGATCAACTTACTATCCCATAGACCAGCTCAATCCTCCCACTGGCTATCAGGCTCGCCAATTCCCCAGGGTCATCAATGGCAGGGTCTATAATTGGGATTATACCGGGAATGCTGAACTGGTGCCAGAAGAGGTTAAGAAAGCATGTCTGGAGGAAGCATTAGCTCTCTATGATGCTTATGTTTCCTCTCCAGGAGATCAGAAACGCAGAAAGCTCCAGGAGCAGGGAGTGACCAGCTTTTCGCTTGGAAAGCTATCTGAGACCTATGCACCTGGAGCAGCCCGTAAATGGAAGGGCTTGCATAGTCAGGAAGCTTATGATTTCATGAAGCAGTATATTGCGGGCGCGGTGAGACCTGTGCCTTGAGGTTGTCATGTCTACGTGGGAGGAATTGGATAATTTCATTCTCCGGGCAAAGCATTTGTCGGGAGGAAGGAAAACGATGATAGGCGCGGCGCAAGACGTAACCATACCATCGGGCACCAGATACGTTGATCTAGTCGCGGAAGCGGGCGATGGCAGGTTCGCCGTTGATGTGGTCGCCACTTCGGCATCCTCTTTGATAGTTGCTGAAGGCATGGTTCGGAAGGTTTACCTTTCGGGCAACACTTCGCTTTCGGTTTATGGAGAGACGGGAACTTACATTCATTATGATTTCTATGGTACGTGATCCATGTCCCTGATTGATATGTATCTGACCACCGGAGCTTACAAGGTCACAACCGCACCAAAGGAGCTTTATGATGCGGTTCCGCCCACAAGCCCGCTTACTCTTCTAGGATCGGCTCCAAGCACGGCATTTCGCTGCAAGGTTACTGTTTCGGTGGCAACTGGTCACACTGACTGCGCGGGCACAATAACGCTTGGCACTGAGACACTGACATTTCTTCAGGCCGGGACCAAGCAGACGACTACAAATCTTTCTGCTTTGCCTGTTGTGACATATTCAGGCCTGGATTGTCATGTCTTGATCGAATGCATCAATTCTGGCGGGGCTCCCATTCAGGTCGAGACAACAACGGCCATCATGACCAGGATCGAGCCTCATCAAAGCGGCCATTCAGATGCGTCTGGAATTTGGACTACGATTAATGATACTCAGATATTCTCGGATACCTTGCTTGCAGTAAACGATATTGTGAGAAAGGGCACGAAAAATTACACCATCAAGCAGACCGATGATAACGAGGGGCTTGGCGGGGAAGTCGAATATTATACTTATCTTGCATAGAATTGAGTGAATAAACATTTTAGCCATAGAGGTGGTCGGAGGTGGAACTATGGCACAACCGGTTAGATTGACAAATAGCGTAAATCAAGACATTTTGACAGGCGGAAACTTGCCTGTGGCAGATAGCGCGGCAGGCACCAAGCTAGACGTGGCCAACGTGCTCCTGGGCAGCATAGACGCGAACCTGGAGACAAATGGCATAACCATACTTCCCCTAAGTTCTGCCATTGATTCTATAGATGTTGCGAAGAAGTCTAAGGGCGCTGTCACTACCGCCCATAATGCGATAACAGCCACCGCCACAAGTGCAGAAATCAATTGCTCTGGATTCAATAGCCTATTGGTCCATTGGGTCTCTTCTGCAACAGATAAGACCTGGGTACTGTCGATTACTGGTGCTACAGGGAGCGGCTTAACTTTCGTGCCTCTTCTGAATACCGCGGATGGCACCGCAATGTCTAGCATCACAACTGACATAAGCGGATATTTCGTGATCTCTAACATCCCGGATTATGTGAAGATCACTGCGACAGAGACAGACGACGGGGCAACCGTGACCTGCAAGGTCCAGCCATTCAACGCATGAGGCGGAAATGACGACAAGACCGACGTTGCCTCAAAACAATATTCGCGATCAAGGTACTCTATTAGAGGCGTTTGGCAACACGGCTGATTGGACTGCCGTCAACGCAGGAACTTTTGCGGCCGATACCACCAATTATAAGGTTGGGACGCAGGGCATAAGGATGACCCCCACGACCCCGGCCGGGAGTGCGGTTTATTCCCGGACAATCTCGGCGCTTGATCTCAGCAGTGTCAAGAGCATTACGATATGGGTCTACCTCCATTCTGCTCTCGCAGATATCAGCGACATGAGTTTTGCGTTGGCGGCTGATGCAGGGTTGACCAGAATGATGATCGCTGTTCTGCGACCGCTCATCATATATGCTGGCTGGAATAGAATTACCATCGCGCCTTCCGCGATGACCGCATCGGGCGGTGGACTCCCCAGCGATACAATGATCCGCGCGCGCCTTCGCATTGGTGGGGCGGCTGATAAAATGCCGTCCATAACATTTGGCGCTGTTTACTACAACCAAACCGTTGAACCCAGGTGCCTGTTTACCTTCGATGACCCAAAGACGACATCTTATACTGTTGCCAAAGCCTACATGGATGCGAAGGGCATTGTTGGCACGGTTTTTGTCGTTCCTACTGTGCTTGGTACTGAAGGGTATTGGACTCTTGCCCAGTGTCAAGAGGCATATGCAAATGGATGGGCTATTAGTAATCATGCTTATGACCATGCCAATCTTACTGAGCTTTCTCAGGCAGCGTGTCAGGCCAACCTAGAGGCATGTCGTGATTATCTAATTGCCAACGGAATGCCCAGGGCTGCCAATTATATGGCCCATCCAGGCGGACAGCGCAATGCAACAGTCGATGCTGCTGCTGTGGCTGCAGGAGTCATCATCGCAAGGTCTGTCAGAGTCGGATCGGTTGATCCATTCCGATATTCTGCGTATGACTTCCCGGTTACTAAAGCATTAACTACAGGCACGACCCTTGCGTCCTGCAAGGCAGCCATTGATACCGCAATCACGACTGGAACTACCATAGTCTTCATGGGCCACATGTTTGCAGAAGAGGCTGCCGCGGAAACGTGGGTAACAGCCGATTTTCAAGCATTGATCGACTACGCCGTTCAGCGTAAAATCAAATGCGTCACAATCGATGAATTTGACAAAGGTCTTACCAACCCTAGATACAGAAGTTTGCCCTTGACTAGGGCATAGGAGAAAACTATGAAGACATTTCTATTTATTATTTTACTGGCCATGATATCTGTGGTCGACTGCACGGAACTGCATGTGTCACCCACACAAACATACACCACGATTCAGAGCGCGATCACGGCAAGTTCTGCTGGAGATACGATTCTGGTTGCGCCGGGGACATATTACGAGCATCTCACTATAAACAAAAACCTAGCCATATATGGCGATGACGCCATTCTGGATGGATCACTTTCTGGCCGATGCATCTTGATAGATGCTGGCAAGAGCTTGGTTCTATCCGGGTTTGCCATTCGAAATGGTAGCTCTCCGTCTGGTGCAGGCATTCGAAATAATGGCAATTTGGACGCAGAGGACGTTTCCATAGTTGATAATCACGCTACTTATGGGGGAGGAGTTCTCAATGCAGGAGACGCAACATTTGAAAATTGCCTATTATCCGAGAATACCGTATCAAGCGAGGGCGACGGCGGAGCTATTTATAACGCTGGCGATCTTGATTTGATTGACACAGAGTTGTCGGAAAATACAGCACCAAATGGGGCCGGAATTTGCAACGCTGCGACTGGTGATGTTCTCCTAGACAATGCCAACATATCCAATAATGCGGCCACGTATGGTGGTGGCGGCATCTATAACTGGGGTGAGGTAAACCAGATCGGTGGCAAGATAGACTACAATACTGCTCGGAGCGGCGCGGGCGTCTATTCCGATGGTGGTTCTAGCTTTACCATGAACGGCTCGATTTCCCACAATACCGGTTACTGGTACGGTGGCGGCATCTATACCTGGGGCTTGTTTATCATGAATGGGGGGTCCATTTCATACAACACAGTCACCAATAACCTGGGCTCGGGCGGCGGCATCTACAATGATGCTCAGGACTACCACGAGACACTTGGAACCGCATATTTGAATGCGGGCTCTATAGATCACAATACAGCCATATATGGAGGCGCGATCTATGATGATAACTTCGCAACCACCTACTGCAATGGCACGCTGATTACACACAATACTGCCGGAATCGGCGGCGCCGTGTTTCATGATCGCAGTTCGATGTTGGTGATCGATGGCAGCACGCTGTCTTATAACAATGCCAACAGTGGGGGCGCTATCTACAGTGATGAGGCCAACGTGACCCTGATAAGCGGCTCCATAGACCACAATAATGCCACGGTCTTTAATGGAGGTGGCATATTCATGGACGTTTCCCCTGATCGAGAGTTCGAGGGCACGCTCAAACTTCTAGGCGGGTCTATAGACCATAATACTGCTGCAATGATGGGCGGTGGCGTCATGAATGCCTGGAATACCATCATTAGAACTGGCGGAACCATCACGAATAATGTGGCTGGCGAGATGGGCGGTGCTATCTACTGGTCGAACTTCGTATTCTCCGGCATGTCTGGCAATTCACCCGATAATGTGGCTCCTTAGGGGTCATTCTTTTTTTTATAATAGATGAAAAATATACTGTCGCTGCTTATCCTAGCAGCTATGATCAATGCCGCTTCGGCCATATCCATTTCCATGGGCGACGGGCAAGGTAATGAAATACGAGAATCCTATGATCTCAGTCCAGAGGCCGGCCTGACAGGTAGCACAACTCTGGCAGGTGGCCAAATGTCGGGCTCCAGGGAGATTGCAGGAACTGGCGAGGCCTCCATTGAGGCCAATGGCTTGATGATTGCAGCAAAGGGCGACCTGGATGCAGATATAGAAGTCACAGATAGCTCTCTGAAAGGGCAGGTCAATGGTATCCTGATTGATGCAGATGAAGGTCTTCAGTCTATCAATTTCCACATGATGGATGGCCGGGTTACTAACCTGATAACAGGTCCGGCATTTACTTCAGATGGTGGAAGGGCAGAAGCCTATACCTTATTCGGTTATAGATGGAATATAAAAGATCCTCAACTCAAATGGGTGTTGAAGAATGACGCAAACATGGCGGCAGAGGGAATAACCACCAGTGCGGTGCAGAGCGCCATATCTAATGCAGCCAACTCATGGGATGATGCCACAAACCAGAACCTTTTCGCAGATAGCGGCTTGGTCACTTTGAATCCTAATGTGGTTGCCGAAAAATATAACAAAATAAACACCGTCAGTTGGAGCCCGTTCGGCAACGCATACTGTTTAGCTTACGCCAGAACCTATTACAACTTTAAAAAGGTCGATGGATACAATACGGCTCTGGATTCGGATCTGGTCTTCAATACAGATTACAAGTGGCGCACCGATCGCTCTACAATCGGCGTTGATGTCCAGTCGGTAGCATTGCATGAGATGGGACATACGCTTGGCTTAGGAGATCTTTATACCAAGCCTGAGTTCAAGTATGACACCAGACAGGTGATGCATTACTACACCGTCGAAAAGCGCACACTTGGAAATGGTGACAAGACCGGCATCTGGAAGCTTTACGGGTGATCGAGATGAGAAAAATATTAATCTTTTTGGTCATCCTCGCGATGATGTCAACATGCACTGCGTTAAATCGCCCCCCTTCAATTCCTTCTCTTCCAAGTGGCCCGACTGTGGGCATATCAGGCACTTCATACAGCTATTCCACCAGTTCAATCGATCCCAATGGAGATAAAGTCAAGTATGTGTTTTATTGGGGAGATCGCACCACGACAACCACCGGCCTTTTCCCATCTGGTCAGGTCGTGACAGTTTCCCATAAATGGCCGGTAACTGGAACAACCAAGACATACAACGTGTACGTCAAGGCAATAGATAGCTTTGGGTCAGTGTCTACCTTTTCACAGAAAGGCACATTGGTGACAATTTCAGATCAGGCCGCGACAAATCAAGCACCATACGCCCCATATACTCCTTGGGGCACAACAGCCGCCAAATCCGGTAACACATATAGTTACTCTGTATATGCAATCGATCCTGATGGAGACCGGGTGAAGTACACCTTCGACTGGGGAGACGGAACCACAACCACGACCGCGCTGGTGGCCTCTGGGACAGAATCGAGCGCGTCTCATAGATGGACGGTATCGCCCAACACCCAGAAGACATTTAACGTGCGTGCTACGGCTACAGACGAACATGGAGCAACCTCTGGATGGTCCGTTGCCAGAGTCGTAAACGTGTTGGGTCCGAGAATAAATTATCCCCCCACTACGGCATCTACTCCAGTCGGTCCAACTTCGGGCATCGCAGGCGTAACTTATAGCTACACCACAAGTGCCACCGATCCTGATGGAGATACTATCCAGTATATATTCTGCTGGGGTGACGCAACAGAAACCACTGGCTTTTATCCTTCCGGTGCAGTGGTGACGGCTTCTCATAGCTGGAACAACGCAGGATTCTTCGATGTGCGGGTCATTGCGGTTGATTCACTTGGTCAGTGCTCGGAAGAGATTTGGGAGGCTCCGTTGAGGGTTACTATAACCAATCCCCCCGCTCTGAAGACAATGGCAGAAGTTGATGAATCGGTATTTGCGGTAGAACCGACCATCAATGAAACGGATCCTATAGAAGAGCCGATCATCCTGAATAAAACCATCGAAATGGGCGACAATTCGTCGCCAAACGAATTGGCTGGTAATTCCAGCTAGTTCTATTTTTCTGAGGTCACATGTCCCTGGAAGATCTATCTGGAGAAGATGTTCTCGTGGTCATTCGGGCCTTGCGAGAAGGCCGAGAAAGCGATATTGTGAGACTGAAAATCAGGATAACCGAATATGAAAACAACAATAATAGGCTGTCTATACGGGATGAATAATAATCAGCTAATAGCTGAGGTGAACAAATGGTTTTCAAAAAGGGAAAAAATGATACCGTCAACACCCTCGGAGAGTACTTCGAGACCTTGATGAAAGAAGTTGTGAATAGCGGCTCCCGGATGTATGGCGCCGGAATTGATGATTTCACTCGCGATCGGGCGAAGAAGTTCATCGACGAAGTTATCATACCCACACTGAACATTCCCCTCCAGGATACCCCCGTTGTAGTGGCACGCCCCGAGGGAGACGAAGACCCCGAAACTCCGCCTGTTCAATAGGCGGCTATTATCCTTTTTCAATAATAGGTGATAAAAATACCCGACTTGGAAATAATTTGTCCGGTCTGCGAAGAAGAGATCTCGATTTCAGCGCAAGACTTGAAGCTGGCATCGGTTCAACGCGGCAAGACCGAGGGAAAAGTACTTGTGGGCTGTCCTAAGTGCGCGCGAGTGCTGGAAGTTCCGGATGTTCCTGAAAAAGGAATCGGCCAATGGATCGCGACCATCACAGAGAACGATGACTGGTTGGGCTGCGTGCCACTCATGGATGAGGAGCAGGCCAAGATTCCCGGTGGATCAGTTGGTGATTTAGCATTTAAGCGGTATCGCGCAGGCCAGAACGGCCCTCTTCTCGATAGGCGAACCTACATGTGGACGTATGGGGTCGACCCGAAGATCCACATGAGCCTCAATCCAAGCATGGGCGCGGAGCCCTTTGATACAGGTGTTCACAAATGAAGACAATTCTGATAATTATGGTTGCACTCGCTGCAATCGGTATGGCCTCGGCATGGCCAATGGAAAACGGAACTGTTCAGCTCTCCAAGATTTCATTTGATGAGATCAAAGGCATGGATACCGGCATGAGCGGAGATCTTGCAAGCGTCGGAGCCACAAAGGAACAGTCCAAGGTTCTGGACATAGGAGACGCTGGAAAGATCCCATCCAATTATGTCCCTGCAAAGGCTGCATACATGGGCGCAATCCAGTTCGTGACTGATCCAAGGAGTATGATTTAAATGGTAGACGAATCAGAAGTTAAGATGCCGTGGGATTCCAAGACGGAGATCGCCGCAACGATCGGGCTTATCATAACTGCTCTTTCAGCACTTGGTATCACTGGAATACAAGTAACAGTGGAACAGATAAGTGCTATTTCCGCTCTGATATTCATCATTGTCATGATTGCCCGCAAGTACGGCGGCGGAATCATTGTGATGACTCAGGGCGCGAAGGCTGAAAAGATCGCAGAACTTGAAGCTAAATGTAAATAGCTTCTATTATTTTTTGCTAATAATAATTTCAATTATGGAGGCCATTCATGAAAAGGGCATTTCTTGCAGCGGTGGACGCCTATCGGGCTCCCTATACCATGAAAAATAATATCAATGATATGAACGACACAAGGACAAGCCTATTGCAGAGAGGCTTCCAGGTGGTTCAGTGCCAATCGAATCCATCCAAGGCCACGATCATAAACGGCTTGCGTGACCTGGTAAATACCTCATATGCAGGAGATTCGATATGCTTCGGCTTCTTCGGGCATGGTGGCAAAGTTCCGAGCGCGGAACCCGACGGCACATCAGAATGCTTGTGCGCTTCTGACTGGGAATCCGGAGGGCTGGTGTGGGACTATGAGGTAGATGCCATCCTGCGAGGGCTCCGGCCCGGCGTGAATTGCGACCTCTTCTTTGGCTGTTGCTATGGAGCTGGAATCCATGAAGTCCCGGGTGCGCAAGTCATATCTTGGTCAGCCTGTGGCGAAAATGAGTTAGCCTGGGTTGTGCTGATAGCTGGCATCCAGAGAGGCATTTGGCCTTGGTTGCTGAACCTTGCCCTCAGAGGCCATCCAGCCGCTCCTAGGGACCAAGTAAGCTACTATGCTTATTATTGGACCAGATACTATATCCCTAGCCAGAATGCGGAAATCCGGGGTACTGCCTCTGAGTTGGCACAATTGCCATTCTCTTGAGGCTGCATGGACGGCGACACTCTAAAGTTAATTCTTTCAAATCTCGAAGATGTCAAGAATGACGGGAAAGAAAGCAACGAAGCTTTGAGCCACGACTTCGAGAAGCTTCGAGACGCGGTTTCTGGCATGGATAAACGCATAGTCGGGCAAGATAATTGCACGCGGCTCATGGAGGAGTTCGATGCCCGTAACCGTGCCAATAATGAGGTACTTCGCGTCGAGATAGCTACCAACCACCAGCGTTTAATGGATGAAATCGGCCCAATAAAAACGGAATTACAATGTTATAGGGAACAGCGAATAATAGTAGATTACCAGAAAGGGCTTGTGGGCGTGGGATGGAAGACCGTAACGAGTAGCCCGGTTTTGGCCTTTATTGTCTTCCTTCTAAGTGCAATAACTGCCCGCGTGTATTGGCCGGGGCTCAATGAGATGATTGCAGAATGGGGCCTGCATATCACGTTGGCACTGATCGGATCGATAGCGGTTCTCCTGTTTCTTGCCTGGAAGGGGCGCCGCAAAATAGCAGACGCTGGCAGAGGGTTGGCGTGGACTATATGATCTCGATTCTCATGGTTACACTGCTCATGAATGCGACTATCCCGGTCGCAGACATGGCAACTGTCAACACCGGGCCGCTTGTGTTCCCTGACGCGATGTCTCAAGCCACAAGTTCCATAATTGCCATCCCACAAGACCTGGCGGGGCAACACGATACGTGGTTGGCCGGGATATGGGCATTCTTGGGAAACAATAGCAGCCTGAACCTAACCAACACAACGGGGCTCTTCTATGCCTGAGCCCCACCAGCAGCATGGCGATCACCTGATGCCGGCCAAGGCCGAGATCTGCCCGATATGCCAGGAACGGGAAAGGAAAGCCAGGGAATGAGGATACTATGGGCGTCCGGTTCTTTGCCTTTCTACTGGAGGGCATTTGGATATTGTATATCTATGATATACTTGAGCCGGACTTTCGAGATCCTTTTTGGGAGGAGTAAATGAGCGCTTGCGATGATTGCACTATTTATGACAACTGCCATAGCTACCTGAAATTGATGGAATGCGTCGAATTTTGCGAAGATCGAAACGGAGAGACGCATATATACTCAACATCTACATCATAGTCACCTTTTAAGCGTGACAAGGTACATAAACCAAGAGGGGAAACCATAGGATTGCGGGCGCGTGCTGGTGTTGCAGCCAGTGGCCCTTCTTCCTATGAGTGAGGTTATCATGCTTATTACCGATATTGCAAATTGGCTCGCGGATATGCCCAACCAGGTGCTTCCTATATATCCCATGCAATTCCCCGCCGATGTCATCAACTGCATAGCAGTGTTTCCTACTGGCGGGGGCGTGGGCGGAAACATAGGAGTCTCCAGCGGTCACTTCACAAACGGCTCAGGCAATGCGGGGGCTCTGGACTATCCTGGTGTCCAGGTCCAGGTCCGCTACACCGATCCGCACAACGCTTTCGCGATTGCAGAAGATATCAGGAAGTGGCTGGACTTCAATCCGCCCACTGGGTATGTCGCATTGGCCACAAACCGATCCATACCAGATGACCTGACAGTGACAAGCGATCTGGAGATGGTAGGCGGGCCCGCTTACAGGTTCTCGGTCGATTTCGGGCTGGTCAAGGTTCGGACATGATAGAAACTCCCATCCAGACGATTGGAGACAAGTGGGCCAAAAACATCTCAGATGAGTTCCAATCGTGGGCTGATGAAGTAGCCAAAACCGGGCGTGCCAATACCAAGATCATAAGATTTGATCCTACACCGCTCATAGAATCTGCGTTTTATGAAGGAGGCGAAGCTCAATTAGGAGAGCTTGGAAAGATCCTTGGAACTGGAATCAAGTTCGATATCACATCGCCTGAAGCAATCGCCTGGATTAAGGAATATGGGGCCAATCAGATCACACTTATAAACGATACCACCAAGGCAACCATCCGGGATATAACAAGAAGAGGACTGGAAGAAGGCTTATCTCCGCAAGAGCAAAGCAAACTTATTAGGCAACATATAGGAATTTTGCCACAACACGCCAAGGCAGCGGAGAATTATCGAAAGGCGCTCTTAGATTCTGGTATGGATCAGATATCAGTGGAACGATTAGTTGCAAAAAGAATTAAGTTCTATATTAAGTTGAGAGCTGACAACATCGGGCTCACCGAAAGCCACACCGCGACCAACGAAGGCAGCAGACAGGTAAACGAAAACGCGGTAGAGCGGGGCATCATAAGCAAGGATGAATATGAGCAGGAATGGCTAACAGCAGCAGACGACCACCGATGCTCGAAATGTGGCGGTATGCAAGGCAAAAGAGCCGCGATTGGCGGCAACTTTCCAGGAGATGGCAGAGGCCCGCCATTGCATAACCGATGCAGATGCACAAATATCGTAGTTGCGAAGTCGTCCAAACCATACATGCCAAAGGTTGCAGAGAGAAAAGAAGAATCGAAGGTTGCCAAAGAGCCGAAAGAATCCAAGAAAGGCGTTTCTCTAAAGAGTAGAGTAACCGATGAATTGGCAGAGCTGACGATAAAAGGCAGCGGTCCGACGCGCCCTGGTGAGATATTGCCATGAGTGTTACCTGGAACGATGGGCCGTTTAAGAACCGGGTCATCAAGGCTGGAATGGATGGCCTGGAAGAGTTCGCCCTTGTTGTCTGGCTTCCCCAAGCAAAGATCAATTGCCCGGTCGCTCCGGTAAATGGCGGAACTATGCGGAACTCTCTGGGATATGAGAGGGATGATAAAAACCGGTGTATTTATGTGGGGGGCGGAGGAGCAGCGAAGGCGTATATATTCAAACAGGAAATGGATCGATCGTTGCATCATACAACGGGGCACGCTGGTTTTATCGGAGATACGGTACAATCGAATATAAGTAAGCTTCCCAAATACATCAAAAAACACGTTGGCTAGAACCGATCGCAGAGTTCTTTCCATTCCTCTTTTGATAGGTTGCGAATCAGGCTTTCCAGCTTATCAAGATCTCTTGTCAGTTTAGCATCTCTGAAATTCATAACTCATGCTCCAAAAGATATCATAATCGGCCCATGAGCGCACGCCGACATTTCGGTTATGTATGCTTCATATGTTTCCCCGTAAATTATGAACGCATACCGTTCTCCCATTTCCGGGAATATATCATTCTCTCCAAGTGCATAGCTTCCCGATAAGCGTTTTAAGGTTGGAACCAGCACAATCTGCCCCGCGGGAACATCAACCAAATATCCCGGCTCGATGCGCTCACCACATCGGACGCACTCCTGGTGGGTCTCTTCGGTGGTCCAATAGTCCCCGTCATCCCAGTGCTCGAAGACCTCATCTACAACGGTCTTGATGGTGTGCACTTTCTTGGCTGCTAAGTCCCATCTATGGATATGGCCGGCGCTATCCTGTAAGCACCAGGCGGGGTCTGGTTTGTATGTGTTGTTCCATGAACTGAATGACACGCTGTCTTGCGATATTTCGATTTTTACATCTCGATCTGTTAGGTCGATGGTTTTCATAGCTCCCCCGTCTCATTGGTCTGCGCAATTGCTACGACAATCTGTCTTTGCTGGACAAAATCGGGATGCAGTGTTATATTGAATTCAGTTATCTTATAGAACTCTGCTCCATCTTTCAGGATCTCTCCAGACTTGAAAGCTTCGAAAAGCTTCGAAATTAGATTCTTTTTCATGATATCTTATAGAATCTTCTGATATTTAACGATTTCTTATGAGAATCGGATGGACTCGAACCATCACTACACAGCTACCGTAGAGTCCTTTCGGATACTCCGGCTTTTGCCGTTTACGGGCTCGGCCCCAGACGGGCCGGTGTCTTACCAATTCGACTACGATTCTCTTTGCCGCCCTTTCTCCCTTGTACTTCAGGAAATTGGCGGCATGTCTCTGAATGGGATTTTAACCCATGTTATCACTCCACGGCTTTCGCCTCATGATGTGTTAGAACGGACTACACTATCAGAGCATGAAATTATAGGCGTTTCTTCTATTTATCTTTATCTTCTGTGATGGCATTGTCGCGACGATGCCGGAGATGCGAACATATTGCAATATGTGAGGTATTTAAATGGCAGACATAACAGGCCCAATTAGCGGCCAAACTCTAAAGGTTTCGATCACTCCCTTATCAGGATCTGAGACCTTCATCTCTGGTGTGGATGGATGGAATTTCGATAACAAGGTGGACAGCAAAGAAACAACTTGCGCGGCAATAACAGCAGCCGGAGTTGTGACCTGGAAGTCCTACATAGCCACCCTGCGAGATGCATCGGGCACGATCTCATTCAAGTATCTGGCGCTGGATGATCCCGGGCAGAAAGCTCTGTGGACTTTGTTCACCACAGCAAACGCGGTTGCTGAGATCCGATTCTACCAGGACACGACCCATTACCTGTATGCAGATTGCATTGCAACTTCCTTCCCGGTCGGGGCAAAGCTGGACGGGGTTCAAGGCGAAGGCATGAGCGTGAACGTGCAGATCCAGGATGTTGACGGCCTGCAGCTCGGCGGGTACAGCTAAGGGGGGTCATAGATGACCGGAGAGCCGAGGAGCGGCCAAGTCGCCTCCCTTTTTTCGACCACCGGCACCTCAACGGCTGCGACCGGTGAAGCGATGACTAGGTTGGGAAGCACTCAACAGTTCTATATCACTGCCAGAGCATCGCCCACAGATCATTCATTCTGGGATCCATACCAGGCCACAACCTTCTATATCGGGGCCACACCAGTGCCCGCGGCTGACATCCTGCAGGTCTATCATGCGGCCGGGTTCGTGGAGTTCAAGCCAGGAACTTATACATCGGGCAATGTGACCTGTGATGTCTATTGGCATACTCCACAGGCCCTGGGCGGAGTCTATGGGTTCAACTTTGATAGCAAAGCCGATACCAAGGACGTAACCGTCTTTGCGACTGCCCTCAATGATCCTGTGATCTGGCGATCCTACATCAAGACCCTTCTCACATGGGATGGAACTGCACAGAGGCATTTCTTCTATGGCCGGGCATGGGCGTTGCTGGATTGCACGCTCGACAATTCTGACCTCATATGGGCCGAGAAGAGCTGGGGCAGTCCAGGAAACCTGCGATCGGTGGAGTACATTGTAGGAAATGACGCAACTTTGCAAGTTGCGTACAATGCAGGAACCCACAAATATACAGTGACCGTGGGAACCACCGGGGCCAACCCAACCAGCACGGCAGCCGCAATCAAGGCTCATGTGGAAGCTGACTCTGTGCTCAATGCTCTGGTGAGTGTTGACTATCCGGCGGGCAAGACAGGGGCCGCGATTGTGAACGCCAAATCGGCTGTGATGATGACCGGAGGCCGAGACCAGGATGCCGATTTCGACAAGATTGGAACCATGATCCTGGTGAGGGCATACCTGGATATCACCACGGGATCCTTGAAGATGGTCTCTGGCTTGTGCCACCTGACAGGCTTGCCAATGGACATGAAGCTGGAAGGGCTGTATGAGTCTGACCTGCAGCTCCAAGGCATAGGGCCGCTATTGTATCACGAAGTGTGAACAGAGAGCCCCAATGACGGTCTACCAAGACCCGAGGGTCTCCCTGCTATTTATTTTCTTGTTACTTTTATAATTCGTGTAATCGATTTTAAGCGACTTTAATTCAAAATAGGTACTTAGAACAGGGGGAAATATGGCAGAAATAACTATCATCAATGAACCCGGGCCTTGGAAGTCTCACCTTTATATAGGCGACGATTTCCAGAAAGGAGTTCGTGGGTTCTCAATCGAATGGGGATTTGGAAACGAATTTCCTATCTTGAAAGTTGATCGTTTGATCCTAGTGGGTGATCGGCCAATCGTTGCCTATCCGGACGCGGATCACGTAAAAGAAACGACCGAATATTATCCTATTCATAGCTTGAAAATTTTAAACAGATGAACTTATCACAGGGAGAAATAGACATGAGCGACATATTTGAGCCTATAACAATCAATGGCACAGAATACAGATTAAGATATCCTGGCCTGGTACAGATCAGCATTTCCAAGACAGTTGGCAAGGAACTCTTTGGAAGAGTTGATAATCAGAAGTTCGGTCTGGAAAACCTACTCCAAAATCTGGGCGATCCCGAAACCCAGGCTTATCTTCTCTGGAAGGGCATTCAAGGCGGAATGCCCGAACACCGGGGCATGAAGTTTGAGGAAGCGATAGAACTCCGAGATCAGTTCCTGGAAGAGGGCGAGCTCGACACCGGCGAAAAGCACGAAGCTCTTTGTGAGATCCTATCTTTGGCCGTATCTGCCGCGCGAGGTGCGGACGGAAAAAAGCTCAAGGAGAAGATGGAAGAGGACCAGAAGAAGGAGAAAGCGGAGAAGGAGAAGACCCTGATAGAACTAATCGATGCCAGAATAAAACTGCATGGGACTGGGACAGAGCCGCAGAGTTCTGTATAGGAGATCTAGGGTTATCTCCGCATGAATTTTTAGAACTTACTCCGGGCGAAATTAACTGCAAAGTTCTGGCTTGGAACCGGGCACAGAAACGCAAGGCATCCGAGGATTATGCTACCGTGGTTCTGATTCGATCTGCTGTGGCTTCTCTTCTGAGTGAGAAAAACAAGTTTCCGAGCTTCTCAAAATTCTATCCAGAAGAAATAAGCCCGGATGAAAAGAAAGAACTGAAAAGACAAGGGGCCGCAATAGGTTTGCGGATTCCCTGATTATTTTTTTGATATAATAATTTAGGATTGGTGATTCTTATTCCAGGTGAACAGGTAGGCAGTGCATACGCAACCATCAAGCTTGATGATGGACCTCTGAACTCCGGCATGTCATCGGCGCATGGCAAATTTTCGTCTTTCGCCTCCGGCCTGGAAGGTCGAGCAGCAAGTGCCGGGGCGGCTATGGGCAAAGCCCTCATGGTTGGCGTTGCCGCTCTGGGCGTTGCTCTGGCAGGCGTGGCAACGCTTGGCGTCAAGTCCTATATGGACATCGAGAGTGCTGCCGCCGATGCCGCAAGCAAGATGGATCTTTCTGCTATTGCTCAGAAGAATGGAACTTCATTATCCTCCGCATTCGACGGTGTTAAAGAGCATGTAATAGCGGTATCTAGGGAACTTGGTCAGCTCAACACCAATGCATTTGATCCCACCCAGATAGCGGCTGCTCTGGCAGGGTTGGCCGCCGGTGGTTTTGACGTAGCGACAGCTAGCGCAAAAAATCTAACTCCCATTCTTTCCCTGGCAACCGCCACCAATTATGATCTCGCCAGTTCTGCGTCTATGGCAATGGCCACCATGAACCAGTATGGCCTATCGATCAACGATTTGGGAACGATATCCGATGTATTCACCCAGGCATGCGGTGATTCCGCATTGGGTATGGAAGATCTGCAATATGCCCTATCTTATGCTGGGCCAGTTGCGAAAGCGGCCGGGGTATCTTTAGAAGAAACAACTGCGGCACTTGAAGTATTTTCGAACAGCGGCATAAAGGGCGAAAAGGCAGGGACTGCGTTAGTCGATGTAATGAATACGTTGGTAGCGCCCACCAGCACCGCAAGCAAGGCAATGGCCGGAATCGGGGTCGCCCTCAAAGACGTTGATCCAAGAACGCATGATTTTGCCGATGTTTTATCAACCCTGAAACAAAAAGCCGATGCGTCCGGTGATGGACTCAAGGCATTCACTGAGATCTTTGGAGTTCGTGGCGGCCTGATTTATGGTCTTGCGGGAGCCACCAAAGAAATAGACGGGTTCGAGGCCAAACTGGACACTTCGACGGGCGCGGCCGAACGCATGGCAAAGCTCATGCTCAATACTCTGAAAGGCTCCTTTGATGCAGCCAAGGGCGCTGCCGTAGATTTAGCCATAGGCATAGGGCAAGACCTTACGCCTACCATCAAGGCGGCACTGGATTGGTTTTCTTCCACCGGAGCTCCGGCTCTTCGAAATTTCTACAAAGCACTCACATCAGGAGACTGGAAGAAAGTTGGAGATGCGATATCGTCTGCAATCAAGACCGGATGGGAGAAACTGAAGGGACTGGGCAGCCAGCTCTATGGTTGGCTCAGGGGCGTCAATTGGGCCGGAGTAGGCAGCTACATAGTGACCGGCATAAAGGGCGTATGGAAGGAACTGGAGAGCCTTGGCGGTCAATTGCTCGGATATCTGCAAGGCATCAATTGGAATAGCGTTGGCACTAAGGCAGCGAGTGCGTTTATCAGTATAGGCACAACTTTATACAATGCTATCGCTGGGATTAATTGGACCGGCCTGGTATCGGTTATCGTCGGATATCTGAACACTCTTAAGGACTACTGGACCGGCATAGCCACAACGCTTTACAATGCATTCGCAAACATCAACTGGAATGCCGTTGCTACAACGATAACCACGACCATAAGCGGAGCTATCGGCACTCTCTCTAATATCGGTCAACGGGTGTGGGATTACCTAGCCAATGTGAAATGGGAAGGTGTGGGCCAAACCATAGGCAATGCCATTAACACCGGAATCGATACACTGAAAGACATCGGTGGCAAGATCGCCAAGTTCATATCCGGGCATACATGGGGAACGGAAGGCTCCAGCCTGGCGGAAAAGATCAAGTCCGGGATAGGCACTATATCCGGCTGGGCTTCCAGCATTGTTAAGGGCATCAAGGAAACGGTGAAATGGGGTCCAATCGGCGAAGATATTGGCAAAGCTATCCGAAGTGGAATTGACACTATCAATGATTATGCAACGGGGATTCAGTCTAGTATCAAGACGTGGGTAGATTCTGGCTCACCCGCTGCGTTAGGAGCAACGGCTGGAACCTTGCTTGCTGATGCCATAAAAACCGCGTTGGATATCGGATTGTGGATTGCGGACGAACTTAACTCTGCAATAAAAAGCGTTCTATCTCCGGGCGGGGGGGTATCCTGGGCCACTCTTGGGCTGGATGCAGCAAACGAATTCTGCAAAGGATTTGTCGGTTCTATTGTGGTCGCACTCGCTGAAGGCCTGCATTCGGTCAGCACTACGTTTACCTTGCCATCGTGGGCAACATTCGGAGGAAAAGAGGAAGAAATCAACATCGGTATGGGTGACAAACAGTTAGAAGATATCAAAAAATATTGGTCCGGTCAAGTGACCAATGGAAAATCCTCCAGCTACTATTCTGGTGGCAGTAGCACGGGGTCTTCTGGATACACACCAAAGACTTACGACACCTCCAAGTACAGCATCAGCCAAACCGGAGACAAGGAATTCCGGATATACGATGATATAACAAAAGCCTATATGGAAGGGACGTATTCTACCAAGACAGCCGCAATTGAAGCCGCCAACCGAAAGGTAGGTGCTGCGAAAGAAGCAGCCACAATTACCACGACAAGTGCAAAAACCTCGTCTGAAATTAATGTCGTGAGCGCACGAGAAAGCAATGTGGTTGCCCTTCAGGGCGTAGGTAACAGCGTTGGCGCTTTCGCCGTTGGTTTGAATGGTGCTCTGAACCGCACTGAAACCAGCATGAACACCACCACCCTAAACTTCAAAACCGGCGTAGACGGCGCAGCAACTGGATTTTTCAATACAACCACATCAGCCGCCCAAGCTGCAGCATCTTCGTCTCAGGCAGCGGCTCAGGCCAATGCCGCCGTCCAGGTTCAGGCTTCCGGCTATGCAGCCACGGCACTCCGGCTAGGTGCTGAGATAGGGGCCAAGTTTACCACCGATGCCGGGCAGGCTGTCCGATTGGGTGGCATAGATGGCAGAACGGCCATCATTGGCGGAATGAACCAAGGGGCAGCCATAGGCATCAATGCCGCTAATCAGCAGGCTTCGGTGGGAATAAACACCGCTAACCAGCAGGGCTCCATAGGCATGAGCACCGCCACCAACGCTGCCTCCCAATGGAACTCAAGCGCGGGCAAGATATCAGGATCTGCAGATCAATTAGCAACTTCTGGCGCAAAGGCAGCCACTGATCTGGCAACGGGCGTGGGCAGCATTGTAGGGGCCCTCGGGCAGTTTGCCGGAACCCTGGCAGGTATGGGCAGCAGCATATTTGGAGGATCTGGAGGAGGCGGAAGTTCTGGCAAGGCAATAAACATGAATGGCGCCGATGTCAATGGCAACTTCAATGATATGACCTGCCTTGGTGATACAGTCCTGGTGAATGGCCTGAAATACACCAATCCGCAAGGATATACCAGCTACATCAATCCCATGACCTTCCAGGAGAATGGGGGCATATCCAGTTACCAAGGATCTGGCAGTTCATCGAAAAGCTCTTCATATAGCAATGCCGGGGCAGGTGTACAATTACCGCCCATCTTCGCGGCTAAAGGCTACCTAGCCAACCAAGGCCCCAGGGCAATCACCGTGGGCGAAAGGGGCACAGAACTGGTTCTGCCCTCCGACATCTCCAGGACCATCATAGATCTGACCGCGTCAGGCGGTGCCAAGGGGCAGGCCATCCAGGAAGTGCACAATCATATCCATTTGAACCATAGGGAAATTGCCGAGCAGGTCTTCAGGATCGGCGCCGAGTCCATGCAATCCAGGGGGCTATCCATAAGATGAGCATTTTTGTCACCGTGGGCGGTGAGCCACTTGGAACCGGCGAGACGGCTGGCACCCTGGCGTCCATGTCCTATGCAGAGCTCAATGCCCTGACCGTTGCCGAGATGTGCGCGCTCCGTAATACCCATATTCTCCTCGATCCGACCCCCCAGGTTGCGTTCCAATTGGAGGAACGCAGCACCGCAACCTTTGAGATCTGGGACAAGGACAACCATCATACCCTGGAATATGGGCAGGAAGTCATTATCAGGGGAACCGATGATACTGATGTGATCTTCGGGGGGGTGATAGACAGCTACCAGAAGTTCCCCATATCCACCGATGGGCAGGCGGGCTTCTGCTATTCGGTCACTTGCGTAGACTACCAGGCCCTGGCTGACCGAAGGCAATTCTTCTATGCCTATGAGTCTGCGACCTCGGATACTATCGTTAGGGATATCCTCGCAGTCCTGGCTGAAGAGGGGGTTACAGAGGGTTTAATCCAGGTTGGCCCATTGCTGGAACGCATCACCTTCAATGGGGTGAGCTGCGCTGAGGCCATGCAAACCTGTTGCGAGCGCTCCGGCTTTACCTGGTTTGTCAGTGAAGAAAAGAAGCTCTATTTCCTGGAGAGGGCGACCTATCCGGCCGCCTGGAATATAGTCACTGGCGCCGAGATCCTTCTTAATCCCCTGCCTGTAATCACCTATGGCAATCCAGAATACCGGAATGTTCAGTATCTGCAATCCAGCAATGCGGAAACATCAGAGAGAACTGAGCCGATTGGATGCGATGGCAAGAACCAGACGTTCACAGTAGGCTTCCCGATTGCCAAAGAGCCCACCATAACTTTAAATTCTGTTGCTCAGACCGTGGGCATCAAGGGCGTGGATGTCTCTGGTTATGATTTCTATTGGAATGAGGGCGAGAATACCATCTTCCAGGATCAGGCCGGCACGGTCCCAACCGCATCCGATGATCTGGAAATAACCTACATCGGATATTACAAGCTGATCACGAAGGTTACCCAAAGCGCCGAGGTCACAAGGCAAAGATTGGCTCAGGGGTTTGGCACTGGAAAGATCGAGAAATCCTATAAAGATATTTCCCTGAAAAGCCAGAGCACCGCACTGGAGGCGGCCAAAGCCAAGCTTGCCCATTATGCAACTGTCGGGATTCAGATTGAATATGATACCATGGCCGGGGGGCTGTCGGTGGGCACCATGCAGAATGTTGCCTTGCCAATATTAGGGTTCGCTGCAACTGATATGCTGATTTACAGCATGGTCATTTCTTGGCCGGATGCGGTCACCACCAGAACCATCCAAGTTTGCCAGGGCCCGGTAAATGATTCATGGCAGAACCTATTCTGCGGCATTGTCCAGGAGATGAAGAAACAGGCTTCCGCCAGTGCAGGCGAAGCCGATGTGGTCCAAGGCCTGGAGGAGTTCTCAAAAGACTGGGCTTCAACAGACCATCCAAATCCCTTCATCGCTGTCTATCCAGGAACAGCAACCCCCGCTGATGTGGACTTCCCATGCCTGGCCGATGACGACAAGCTATCCTATTGTGTCCTATATTCGGCCGGGGTAGAGTTCACTCGCAAGATCGTTACTGCTCAGGTGATCGGTGCCGAAGAGATTGATACCACGGTTCTCTTCCTGGCGGCAGAAGGCAACTCCCAGGTTATCTCACATGTCGGCCTATGGGGCGGGGATGCATGTTCCAGCGTGGCCGGAACCGGGATTGAGATGAGCAAATATGCCTATGCGAAAACCAAGAACTCCCTGGAGTCGCTGCAATTCGATTTCGTTGACCTGAAGGACTGGTGATCATGGCCTACACTCTGACAACTTGGATTGAAACGGGCATGACCACCCAGAATAAGGTCGATGCCCTAAACAATCTTGAGACCCTATACAGCGAGGTTGCCGATTATATCGATGCCATCCTGCACGGGGCATTGTATTATACCGATGCCGAGGTTGCTGCTAAGTTCTTTACAGCAGACACTGATGGTGCCGATTCCGGGATGATAGCCGCCACCCTCGATGGTCTCACAGCTCAACAGATCATTGATAGTGGCACGCCTTCAGGATGCATTGCGATCTGGTCTTCGACCGTGGGCACAATCCCAGCCGGCTGGTATCTGTGCAATGGGCTGAATAGCACGCCAAACCTGCAGGATAGGTTTGTTGTGGGTTCTGGAGGGAACTATACAGTTGGGTCCACCGGGGGCTCGGATACTGTCACTGCACAGGCCACTGTCACTGTGTCCGGGCACGCTCTTACAGAAGCTGAGACACCCAAGCATACACACGGCACCATCACAGATTCATATCCGGCCAGCTTGCGAAATTATGGCCCCGGATCATATGGTTATAGCTACCTCGTTGCTCCAATTGTAGAGACGAAAGTCTATACCTCATACACGGGCAGCGGAGACGCGCACGGGCATACTGCGAGCTTCACAGGAACCGCGAACCAAGACAAGAGACCACCGTTCTATGCTCTATGTTATATAATGAAAGGGTGATCTGATTGACATATACTAAAAATTATGTAGCTTGGGCTAACACGGACCCGATCACCAGTCAGGCAATGAATAACATAGAGAGCCAATGGACTTTAATGAAGGCAATCGCAGACGCCCATAATCATGATACCAGGTATTACACCAAGGCTCTGGCGGATACGACCTTCTTTAGCACGACCTATTATACAGGATTTGATGCTGATCTGATCGATGGGGCGCAACTCTCCAGCCTGGTGTCATCCATCCTGCCCATTGGGGCCATTATGATCTGGAGTGGGTCAGATGGTGATGTCCCAGATTCTTGGTATGTCTGCGATGGCAATGCTCACGCGGGCAAGACCACACCCAATCTTGTGGAGCGGTTTGTCATTGGGGCAGGGGGGTCTTATTCCGTAAATGCAACCGGAGGGCCTGCCACATGGAACGGCACCATCACACCAACCGGGTCAGTGACCATAGGAGACCATGCCGTCACAACGGCCGAACTGCCAGCACATACCCACACTTATACTGAAAACTACGGACCAATTTTGGGACGCGGATCGCTATATGGCGATGATACTTATTACGGAACCGCTAGCCGCAGCACCTCGGTAGCAAACCAAGACACCGGAGGCAGTGCGCATGGTCACACCGGATCAACGGCAAGCTTTACAGCGATTGATCCCCGCCCAGCTTGGTACTCATTGTATTATATCATGAAGTGTGAATAACATGGCATACACTCCTAATGCAGAATGGGCATCCGATACGGTAATTACCGCCGCGAAATTGGATAACCTTGAGACCATATACGATGAATCGTACTCATATTTCACCGCACACAACCACGATGATATCTACCTTACCAGGGCAGAGCTGGAGGCTTCATACTGGTATGCGGGCAATGATGGGCCGGGATCTGGAGCAGATGCCGATCTTCTCTACAAATCTGGCGGAAACCTTCATGGCGCAAGCTTCTATGGCCTCGGAGTGCCAACCGGAATCATAATTCTATGGTATGGGGCAACCGGAGACATCCCATCTGGCTGGGCTCTTTGCAATGGATCTGGCGGCACAGTAGACCTAAGAGGGCGGTTTGTTGTCGGGGCTGGCAACACATACAATCCCGGCACCACAGGAGGTTCTGCCACATTCACAGCAGCCGGAACCATCACAGTCGATGCTCATGTATTATCTTCTGCTGAAATGGGCACACACCGACATTCCTTCATGGATAACAATGGAACGCCGAAAGATGCGACTTCCGATCTCAATACATCGATGGCGGTGGCACTAACACAAAATGGCACGACATCCAGCGCCGGAAGTGGATCAGGTCACGGGCACAGCAGCGCAGAAGGAACAGCACTAACCGGAAACGCTGTGGCATCACTACCTTTCTACTATGCCCTTTGTTATATCCAAAAGACTGCCTAAAAAGAGTTAGTGGGTTCCAAGAGCCGATTTTTGCAGTTCGATTTCATTCTTGATGCAATCGACCTTGTAACCCGCTTGCCTGTATGCGAGCTTTGCCTTCCACCATTCGGTTTCGGCTTGTACCCACTCGGCGAATTTTGAAGCGGTCCCCTTCCGGACTTCCATTTTGGCACCGATTGGATCGGACTTGATAAATTCCTTATAGCGGTAATTCATCTCATCTTGGACTTCCTCGAATGCCATCTTAGCATCTCGGTTCTTGATTTCGGCCTCGACTGCCAGAGCGTCTAGTCTAGCCATCTCTTCGTGTGCGGTGCGGTTATCCTCGATCAATATAGTCTCTTCAGCCAGTCCCATAATGCTTCTCCATCCATGCTCTTTGATGCTCTTTGATAGCGTTCTCTTCTTCCTCGGTCATAGGCAACGCCGGGAATATGCCTTGAATCTTCAATTCGCCGTCCATCACCAGGTCATGCAGCTTGACAATTTCCGTGATAACATAGACAGTTCTCGTATCTGCTGCGTTATCCATTGGAGTTCCGTAAATGAAGTTTGCCCTGCGATCTGGAAGTATCACGCCGTCGATGGTTCTTCCATCGAGCGGCACCCAACCGTCTGGTATTACGGACCCGGACCAGTTCATGATCTGGAGGGCCTTGCCGTTTATGAGCGTGAACGGGGTTGCTTCCATCTTACCTGAACACCTCGGGCAGTTCATAAGCTATCGGATAGGCCGGAGCAAGCCAGAGAGCAGCGGCTTCTGTCGCATTCAGGCTTGCATTCAGCTCATCATTGTAGGCCTGGATGGTCTCATTGTAGGCGGTCGCATTGGTCAGCCTGAGATAGCAGATTTCCCAGCCATCATTAAAGCCTTCCAGGTACGCGGCTTGTGTGTCCGTCATTGCATAGGCACTACCTGCCAGGATAAGCAGGGATATGAAGGCTAATACCTGCCTCATAACCAGGCCTCCTTTCCGAGTTCAATACCAGCCCTTCCAAGCTGCTCTTCGGTCATGTCGTAGGCAGAGCCGATATAGAGCTTGCCTTCGTTGTTGAGCTTCTGGTTATGGGCTGTCAGGTTCATCCAGGCAGGATCATCGGACTCAGTTGCTGGCATGGGTCCACCGAATATGGGGGGCAACTGGTATGCCTGGGATACTTCGCCGATGTATTGGCCGCCCATGTTAGCCAGGAACCTATCGGTGGTCTTCAGGCTAGGGTCCGGTGCCAGGAATGGGACTCCATTGCTGCCATCTCTCTGGTCCATTGCGATACCGGGCACGATGAGTGCCATTAATACCATTAGTGCTACGATAGTCTTCATTTAGTTTCACTCTCCAATTTCAGATTCAACTTTGCTATTCCTTCATCGGTTACATTTGGCGTTCCGTTCTGGCCGTCGCATATTGTCCAGCCTTCGGGTATCTTATCCAGATACGCAACTGCATTGGGCGGGCCACACAGATCAACGCCTGTAACGATCCTTTTCATTTCATCAGCTTCCCGGCCATCCGGCCAATTCCCTTATTCACAAGCCTCTTGCCTATGCGGCCCTTTCTGACTGCATTGATGTCATTATGCAGGCGCAAGGCCCGATAGATCATTGATATGAGGCTCATTCTTCGCTCCTGAAACTCTCTGCCAGATCATGGAAGCAATCTCCTATGGCATTGCACATCTCCATAAGAGCGACCGAGATAGAGTTTCCGAAATCTGGAATCCAATCCATGAGTTGATCAATGAAGATCTGCATATCGATCTCTTCTCTTGTGCCGATATAGCAGATTTCCAGATCACAGTTTTCAAGGCGAATCTTCATTTCAACATCTCTACTATATTTTTGTCAAAAGTTCGAATTTGGGATATTTCTTATCGAACTCTGCTATCTTCGCTTTCAATTCAGGGATCACGATTTTCTCATAATCCTTTGGACCATCAAACGCCACCTGCTTAAGTGCGCTTATCTGGCTTTTAAGTTCTTCGATCCTGTTCAACATCCGATGGACAACTTCGGCTTGAGATTCGCCGAACCTGCCTTCCGAAGCGATCTTTTTGTAATCCTCTTCGAATATCCGGATCACTCTCGTTTTGCTTTCCGGCATATACTGTACTACTTGTTACTAGAATATAAATGTTACGGTGTGACCCTATGACGACCACAACAACCCGAAATGGCCTGCTCATCCATGGATCGGCAGATATCAATTTTCCGTATGGCACCAATACGAACATGCAGACGATAGATGCCGCTCTCGCGAAATGCAACTTCGCCGCGGCCACAGATCCAGGAGTGGGCGATGACTCCGCCGACGGGTATTCTGCCGGATCTACATGGCTCAACACCACCGCGGGCCGGGCGTGGGTATGCAAGGTCGCGACCGCGGGCGCTGCTGTCTGGTGGCAGACATATCCATCGGCACCATTTACACTTGCCGCTGATTGGGACGCCGGTAGCTATCAGGTCAAGGCCCTGAAATTCGAGTCAGATCAGGCGACCGGGACGGCTCCATTTAAGTGCGCCAGCACCACGGTTTGCGCGAATCTACATGCCGCAAATTCGGATGCTCTCAATGGTCTCGCAGATACCGCCTTTCTCAAGGCAGCAGGCACGGTTGCTCTTTCGGCTGATTGGGACGCGGGCAGCTATGAGATCAGAGCGCAGACGTTCGAGAGTGATGTCGCGACGGGCACCGCGCCCCTGGTCATCGCATCCGAGACCGTCGTGGCACACCTAAACACCAGTTTCCTGGAAGGCAATTCCGCCGCCACTGTCATGAGCATGTGGCGAACCTTCCCGGGATCACCTACCAGAGTCTCGGATAGCCAATTCACCATAACCGATACAAGCGAAGCAAACAAATATGCAACTGCTTTCCCGAAAGGCACAGTAATTAAATGGGAGAAATCTGGCGGTGGATTCCAGTGCGCGATGATTAAGCAGTCTGTATATGGGACCAACGCAGTCACCATCGATATCCTTGGAAACGATCTGGTAGCCGGATTTACGCTTATGAAGTATTGCATCCAGCCAGCTGAGATGGATGTTTTTATAGTCCCTGGAAAACTGCCTGCTGCCGCATCTACTGATATCGGAAAAACTATCTGGTGGCCTGATGACAGGCTCGTATTTTCGGCCCTGGTGAGGTATAAGACCGCGTGTGCAACCACCAAGGGCGTGTGGGATGTCAATGATGACGGCACCAGCATTTTCACATCCAAACCAGAAATAGCCGCCACAGCCAACACCGGAGCAGACCAAATATCAGATTGCATCTTGGATACGGCTCTGACTGTCGTAGCTGCTGGATCGGCGGTAACGCTTGATTATGACTCAGGGCACGCCACGACACCTGGCAGTGACGCTTACGTGATCCTCTATTCCATGCCATATTCTTGGAGGTATAGAACATGATGGGAAGGTATGCGGGTATTTCGGTGGGCAATTGGCCGCTAGATGGTAATTCTAATGATATATCGGGAAACTCGAATAATGGCACCGACTCCAATATGTCCTATGGATTGGGCAGATTTGGAGATGCTGGAATTTTTAATGGTTCAACATCGAGGATAGCATTACCAAATAATGCGAGTCTGAAGCCTGCAACACCAACAATTATTTCTTGGTACAAAGGAACGGGCGACGGGACTATTATCCAAAATTGGAATCTGACAAGTTCGGTATATTATGGATTCTTTCTAGACATTTTGTCCGGTGTTGCTCGTGTAATTTTAGCCAAAGGCACCGGAACAGCAGATGGTGATATCAAAGCGGCGGCAACATCTACATCTGTTACTAATGATGTTTGGCATATGATCGCGGCAACCTTTGATGGTACTACAATAAAAATATACTTGGATGGAAAACTCGAAAGTTCTACTGCATGGACAGCGACATTAACATATACCGCGACACAATACCCAATGATTGGAGTTAGACAAGACGCGAGCGCCAATTATTCGGCGTATTTAACAGGCGCAGTTGATAGTATTTTACTTTTGCCCTATGTCATGACAGATCAAGATATTAGACGATGGTATGCTTATTCAAAAGGATTATTAGTTTAGAGGTCATAAAATGCCAATTACAGACGAAGATATCTCAGCCTCGATGAAGGCACGCGGAACGATTGCGATTTTGCAAGCTAAAATGCAGGACATCATAAACAAGTCCGAAAATCAGCTACAGAAGAAGAGGGAGGACATAGTAGCGATTGAGGCCCAAAGAGATGCCGATCTGACAACAATTGGCGCAAAAATCAAGGCCGAGGAGAATGCCATCAAGGCCCTCATCGGCAACGTATAAGCTTTTCTTGCAATTCTCCTTAGCTCCAAGCTCTGCTCTTTTTCAGCTTGGAGACCTTCAATTGTTGTACTTCAGCCAGGCCCAATAGGCAGAATTGCCCAAGATATTATTCTTTGGATACGGGTTCATGACCGTGTTATAGTACGGATCATGCTTCAGTCCCAGGCCCTCGCCCATCTCGTGCAATGTGACCATTGAGAATATGGCAGGGTTGCCGCCTGTCGGGGATGCTATGATATCGCTGTATGCGGTATCGACATCCTTTACAACTCTCCCAATGCCCGCGATCCTGGTTTGTGCCCAGGCGTTCCGCATGGCGAAGGCGGGGATGATCATCACAGTGTTGGTATAATCATAGAAATCCAATTTCAGGCTGCTGCTAGTCTTTACGCCGTCGAATATCGGTTTTCCTATTTGGCCATTCCAGGTATTTCCTGATACCACCAATTCATTCTTAAATCTGGTCATATCGATATAATTGGAACCAAACGGGTTTCGTGGGTCCAAGACATCTATCCGCCCCTGGGTTGACATTGTGAACTTGGTATCTACGGCAGGATCGATATACCAGGGCTGGGTGGGATCGAATGACCCGTCTCGCGGATAGTTGCCGCCCATGGCCTGGATGGTCGAGCCCTTCACTGTGGCCTGCCCGATGCCTATAAACGCATCTGGATTAGTCGCCAGGTGGGCAACATCCTGTTCTGTGAAGATCTCATTGCCATCCACATCTACCTTGCCACCCACACCACCCTTGCCCGCGGCTAGAGAGCTTTCTATGTCTGGGCCTGCAATTGATGCCCGGAAGTTCTGCGAGCCGCCTGAGGCCGCTAGATCAATCTGGGCAGGGCCTGATACGGCCATCTCACGATAGATCCCCTCTTCGGAGAGGGAAGTACTATCCCGGAGGCTGCTATCTCCAGCCAGGGAGTAGCTGGTAGTGATGGCGCCTTGATTATCCGATGCCGATACACTTATCCCCATGGCTGGCGCAATTGCCAGCACAAGGGCAAATATTGCTATGATGAGTTTCATTTCAGATCGCTCCATAAAACATTACAATCCTGCTATTCAAATCCTTCGCCCTCTTCTCACCCACGCCCTTGATCTCCTCAACTGGCCTGGCATATTGGCCTCTTGGGACCAGGGCAAGCCGGTACTCCTTCAGGACTTCTGCCAGGGTCTTCTCTCCAATGCCTCTGAATAGGCAGTTGGCCGCAAAGACCTCTCTCTCATTGGCCTTCGGCCTCGGGCCATATCCAGCCAGAGAGGCGCCGGTCAAGATCTTGTGTGTTGTGGATAGCAACCTACTATATGGCATGGCCTTCCACCTTCGTACAGGGCACCCCAGAGCCTCGCATTGTGCCTCAAAGTCTATCAACCTCTTCTCATAGCTGGCAATCTGATATCCTAGCTCTGAGCCTCTATAGCGGGTCTTGAGGCTATCCATGATGGCATTGCTGACATCGGCATCTGATCCCAGCACCAGAAACATGCATCTTTGCCCTGCCTCGGCCATATCGAGGTATTGCATGGCACCATGCCCATTTGGCCCTAGAACGGTGCTGACATAATCAGGCGCTTCTTTCAGCTCGCAGTTGAAGAATACCGCATCGTCATAATCCTTTCTTCCGAGTTTCCCGACCAATTCAGGAATCCATTTATGGCCGCCATATCTGAATTGCACATCCACATTGATATCGGACACAAACTCTGGCAGGCTGAACCTGGGGTCATCCATGATGGCTCTAGCCAGGGCGGTATCTCGGCCGGATCCTTTTTCATTTGTATGCATCAGGACTTGGATTTTCTGATTCATGTCTTCCATCCAGCTATCTGTTTCGCGACCTCTTCATCTATATCCTGGCCGGCCTCTTCGAGTTCATTCCGCTTCATCTCGGCCAATGCAGCGATTCCATAGATTGCTCTTTTGTAGTCATCTCCTCCGATTAAGAAAGCTATATGGTGGGCAAGCTGGGATCGGAATCCCGGCATCATGCTTGCCCCTTGCAGTCACATACACAAAGCCTACATTCCAGCTCAACCTGATCCCCGGTGAATATCTGCTTTCGCTGATTGCACTTGTATTCCCGTTGCTTGCATGGCGGAAGGCTAACAGTATCGGACCCGCAATGATCGCTTACTGACAATATGATTGGGTTGCCCCAATCGTCGCACGCATTAGCTTCGGTCATGCCCGTCTCTCCAATACATTTCCTATCCGCCACAACATAATTACACCAGTCTCAATTGCTATAAATATGGCAACGGCAATCCAATCATTCATGGTTGTCCCCCATTCAGCCGGGCCGAGATTTCGACCTCGGGAAGCTTCTGCAAGTTCCCTCCCATATGCCAGCCCGATTCGGTGTCTCCTGAATATAAGTATCCGTGCCTGGCGTGCGGCAATATACTGGATACCCGGAAGACATGAACCTGGCTTCCCATGACCTGGACCCAATCGCCCACCTGGATCTTCTGCTCATCCAGGATCTTGGACTCCAGATCTCTCTTTATGGCCAACATTTTCTCTGTCATCTCCTGGCAGGAGCCCGCGAAGGTCTGGCGATAGGTATCCTGCTCTTCATGAACTTCTTCATGAATCGCTAGAATGTCATAGATGCCTTTGATCTCTTCGTCATGCTGTTCTGCCTTGGCTTCTAGCTTCTGAATCCTTCCTCTATGGTCTGCCATGCCCTCGGATCGGTACTTCATGGAGAGCATGTCCTGGCGCTCATTCTCCTGGAAGGCTTCTTTCAGATCGGCCAATTGCTTCTCGATGCCTGACAGTCTATCATCCACCAACGGCTTCAGGAGATCTCGGATGGCCTGCATACCTTTCTCGATGCCATCAACACATTCTTGTGTTTTGTAGCCGATGGTTTCTTTTTCGCGGGGGTCGATCTTCCGGAGGCTGCTGGCAGGATAGCAATATGATGTATCATTCGCCGAGAACCATCCCCGATATCTATTGCCATCTGGAATATCGCTTATCTTGAAGTGCCTTCCGATTTGATCTTTTGCCCCATACTCGGCGGGACCGACTATCTCAACCAGATCCCCGATCTTGAGATCATCGACCAACTCCAGGGAACTGGCAGGATATCTCGGCAACCCGGCGGCTCGATATGTCGGGCCTTCGTCCTCTGCGTTATTTTTCTGGGAAATCACAAATTCCGACACACCTCCGACGGGTATATAACCGGGGATATGGGGGCCTATGATCCTGACCTTCTGCCCGATCTCAAAAGTCTTCGGCCGTCCTTCCAGTTCGTCTATTATGAACTCGATTTTATTTCTGACAACCCCACCAGACACAACTTGATCTTCGTCTACATCAGGCGAAAAGGTCTCTGCAAGCGCCTTCAACAATCCAATTCCTTTTTCTATCATGTCTTCTTCTCTCCTAAAAGGGGGCGATAACTAAGCCCCTCTGATTGCATCGACCTCGCTCTGCTCTTCTGCCAACTCTTCCCGACTCTGGAAGTCCTGCCTTAGAATCATATCAGCCGCCCTGTTGTATGCTTTCGTCTCGCAGACCCTGCCAGCACTCTGCCATTCCCTGGCAAGTTCCTTGAACATTGCTATAGGCGCCGGAAGAGGGACCACAAGGCTATTTTCACCGTCTCGGACTCTGGTCTTAATGACCGCGCCCTCGCGGAATGTAGGAAGAAGGTTTTCATCTGTGCCAATTACCAGAGTGGGATCCTCAATGGCATATTTAGGTATCCAATCCCATGCTTTCTTTGCAAGGTACTGCATCCTATCGACGGCCATTGAGCTATCCACGTGCTGGCTGCCCATAACGGCCCGGACATGGTATTCAATATAGTCCTTGTTGTGGGTCATTGCGAGGATCTCCAGGGATCCGCCTGCCTGGATAAGTGCGGCTATATTGGTCTTGGCGCTTGCGGCTCTCTTGCCTCCGCCAGTCGAATATGATGGTTTCTCCGTTGCCTGGCAGGCTCTGACCTCGCTTAGGGCGCTTCCTGGCACACTTCCGGCCTGCGATCGGCTAGTTATGCGGCCAGATGATCTAACGGCCAAATTTGATCCCTTGGGAGCCTCCTCGATCATATCCAGGATGATTTCATAGATGCCCTCTTTGATGCTCTGGCTGGCACATTTCGGCTTGCCCTTCTCCAAGCTCACCATGACATCTCCAGGCATGAGGCAGAAGCCATTCTCGGACTCTGATACGGTCAAATCGTTCTGTGATGCGTATTTGGTGACGGCCTGCTTGAGGTCGTCTTTGGTGATTTCTTTTCCAGACATTTTTATAACTCCTTTGCAATAGTCGCCTGGGCGACATTATTGATAGTCACAAAATCCAATGCCAGTGCCTCGGCTGCCTTCTCGAAGTTCTTCTTATCAAGCTTCAAGCAATTGCCAGCACCGGATTCCACCGCCCACTCGATAGCTTGATCCTCTTCATAATCAAGTTCTTTCATGATACGGATTCCGATGCCTGGCGCAGGCTTCTTATTGCCTGTTAGGGCGTAGGCTGCCAATGTCAGTTCCCGTAGTTTGTTCTCATCCGTGGCAAGATCTACCTTTTCTTGTTGATAACACGAAAGAAGCAATTCATTTTCCTTATCAAACACGGCTTGCCGGGCGTCTATTGCTGCCTTCTGATCGGCCACGATTAGGCGTCGATCTCGGACGGCGTTGATTTGCATTTCAAGATCCATCTTTCTATCCCTTCCTTTCCTTCTCTTCCTTTCTTCTGGTCAGCGCTTCCCGGGCAATCTCCGAAAAGCTCTCATCTGGATTCGCATCCAGCCATTCATCCAGCTCTTTTCCAATGCTGGCTGATCTGTTATACTGGAAATACTTTCCCATAATAAAGATAGTAGCTTTATTACTATTTATACCTTTCCTTCCTTGATTTTATCCAGGGCTTCGCAAGCCTCTTCATTGCAATATGGACGCAGACCGGTTTTCTTTTTGAAAAACGCGCTTTCCGGTTTTTGTAAGTCGCATTTTTTACATAACTTCATCTCTTTGCCTCCATTGTCTGGGCCGCTTCCTGCAGGCGACGCAAGGCAGCCTTGTGCGGCTTATAGTATCCTCCGAAATAGGAATCAATCGCATTGATCACTTCGCCGATCATGCGGCTATCTTCTGGCTGGAACATCCCCGCGACCTTGAGGAGATCCGGAGCAGCATTCCGCAAGGCAGCGAGATATTTTGCGTCGGGTGAATTAGATCCATCGTTCCAGGCCCAATGTTCCCGGTTCTGGATGAAAATGAAATCGCCGGATCTGTCGTCATCTTCGATTGCGATGCATTCACCAGGGGCGGCTTTCTGCTCCAGCTTCTTCAAATCAGAAGCCTGCTCAATCAGGGTCATTGCTTGCTCTCCAGAGGCGTGGCCTTCGACTGTCCGATTGTGGCAATATCGTTAATCGATACCGACCACATATAATACTCGGTTTCGACCATGACACCGTCCAATGACTGACAGAACACCTTTCCTATTATGGGCATATTCATATCGCAATACAGACGAATTATCACATCTGAGCCCTTGGTTAATATTGGAATCGAATTCATGCTTGTTTCTCCGGCACTATTACGTGTATCGTGTCTCCGAGTCCTTTGCCTACCAATTCCCGAAGATTAACTGGGATGGTGATTGTTCCATTGGTGGTGATCAAGGCATCGAGTTCATAGCCCTTTGAAGTCTTCTTAATCTTCATGCTCCTTATGTTATCTTTATAGGTATTAATAGATTTCGGTTATAAATTTTGTATCGAAACTTATAAATAGGCATAGTGACACATAGGAGAGTACAAGAAAAGGAGATGACAGAAAATGAGATGCATACATGAAATCGAAGGAAACAATACAACGCTTTGCGACCTCGGAAGCTGCGAAAGCTGCATAGGCATGTTCCCAGAGCGCCAGAAAACCGACTGCCAATTCTGCGAGACCAAAGAGGATATTGAAGCCAGGGAATCCTTGACAGAAGAAGACCTGAAAGAGATCGTTGGCCTCAACTGCGATGAATGCGGAAAGGCTCTCTTGGACCCAGACAATCAGGCAGATCGCGAGAAATATGATATGATAATCTGCGAGGATTGTGGAACCAAGATAATATGCTTCAATTGCTTAGAGCTGAAGGCGGCCTGAGATGATAGGAAAATACGACGAATTCTGGCAGGACTTCAAGAAAGAAGATCAAGACGAAGAGGTGGCCTGAATGCAGGTCACTTACGCATCTCCATACGATGTCATGATGCCACAAGACTTTCTGAAGGCTGAAAGAAGCCTGCCAGCAACGGGCGCGCAAGCGTTGCGCGCAACCCTGGAAGGCCTGCTCATCCAGGAGTGCCGGGGGGCAGATGTGGGCAAGGAGATATTGGAAGTTTGCAAGAGGTTGGGATGCTAATGGCAATAAAAACATGTGTTTGGCATGTGGATGGCAATGAAACCCGTCCACACAACTATTGCAGCAATCCGAAAGTAACAAAGGGATACTGCATTTGTTCGATAGATACTGAAAAGAAATGCGATCTAAAGGAGCAGATTGCATGAATCCCGCCCACCTGCGAGCACTCGCACACGACCTGGCAGAATGGTCCGATACCATGGGCGGAGGACAGCTTATTTGGGCGGGGAAACTGCAGGGCAAGATTCACGAGAAGCTAAGAGTGGAAAGGATCAGCATTAAGGAGAGGATGTCATGAGGAAAGAAATCGATCTATACCACCGGGCCAACGACTGGATGGCAACCATTGCCAATGATCGGGCTTCCTGGGAATGCGGCAAAGACCCCGAAGAGGCCATACAGAAGCTGCAGGTGTCCTTTCCAGAGTTGAAAGGATGTGAGATCATATACCGGGGCAAGGACACTATCCACACCATGAGGATAAGAGCATGAGGAAACTTGAAACACCACCAATTAGAAATCTAGGGAGATATCCGCTCATCATGACACCCGAACTGGAGCGCGATATTGAAGAATTCATTATCTATCAAACCGGAATGCAATACGATCGCGCCCGGGCTCTGATAGAAAAGATGAGAACGGTAATTGGAGTTCAGGATCTCGGTGAGGTATTCATCCAGCCCGACATAGATTTCAGCCAACCGGATCCAGATCCCACCATTCGCGCAAAGCCATCGCCGGAGAAAGCATTCATGGATCTTATGATCTATATACTGGAGAACCGATGATGAGAGCAGTCTTCGCCCTGGTCTGCCTGGCCATGCTTTGCATGCTGGTGGGAATGCTCACCATCCTGACAGAAGCCCGGCTTGATATCAGCACCAATGTCTCTGGCAATGGGTCCATGGTTCTGGAGGGCCCGGGTAATGTCAGCATGCAGGGGACAGGAGAGCAGAATGTGAGCCTGGAATTTCGGGCGAATGAGACGGAATTTGAAAGGAGGATTTAGAATGTTGGGTGTTTGTTTGGGCACGACTTGGTGCATAACTTACTCACCGCGAAATGCAAACGATGTGGCGCGATGTTCTTTGAGAACATGGTCACAACACGCAGAATTTCTGAACATGAATACAACCGATATCGGGAATACGAGTTTAGAAATGAAACCGCTCTTTACGAGCAAAGAATTCTATTGGAGAGACTGATCTGAATGACATTCGATATGCAAAAAGCCAAAGAAGATTTAAGTCTTGCAAATCCGATGCGGTTCTTTTCGGTTCCAGGCCAAACACAAACCTTCGCCAATAAGTGGCCGGATTTTACGGCAATGCAGAGAGTTTGCAAGACTCACATGCATGCTGCCCTTGACAGGATCGAAGATCTGGAGAAAGCCCTGATAGAAGAGCGAGCAGAAAGAAATTATGGCCCCCAATGGAAAGTGACCGGAGCGGAAAAACTTAAAGACGAATTCCGGAAGGGCGCGCGCGGGCAACTTGTGAAAGAGGGATTGCTATGAGGAAACCAAAAATCAATGATGGCCTCCACATCACAGCCACATATGCCGGGCAAGACAAACACGGCTGTTATCTGCTGCATGACCTGACCGGAGATATGAAACGAGACCATGCCTATCTTCATGGAGAGAGGGCGAACTTCCCGGGCCCGGAGTATCCCGAAGGGATACCAGAAGGCAGCAGGATCAGGTTCTATGCTTGCCTGTTTCCTAGAGAGGGCGGGGCCCGGTTGACAGATATTCGGCAGTTGGAGGTAATAGCATGAATTATATTTATTTCTGCATAGGACTGCTGCTATTTCTGATCGCCCGGTGGGGATACCCGGTGCTCTGTGCCTGGAGAGAAACATGAGAAAGATTAAATTCAGCCATCGATATCTCAAGATGCCACGAGGGTCGGAGCTATCCATGCTCTTGGATGTCATACCAGTTGATTTGTTGACGTTAAGCGGCTTCTTCCTAGAATATGATACTGCATACGAAGAGGGCGGAGAAATCAAGCATTATGCCCTACCCGCACACGGAGCATACATGATACTTTTGCTCCAAGCGGGGTCAGGAAAGGGGCAACTATGGACCACCATCCGGAGCCAATGGCCGGCCAACAAGCTGCAATATTACCGTGATCAGATCGGGCAAATATTCGAATGTGAGGTTGCATGAGTCTGAAATCGGATTTGGCTCTCCTGGAGCCCCTCGACGGGCCTCTCTGGAGGGATATTATGGGCTTTATGATGAGAAGAGATGGGCCGGATAGGGGGTTATGCGATCCTGAAGTGCAAGACCACATTGTAGGCGCGGTTGGCCGGGCCACTAAGGAACGCGGGTGGTACTATTCTGTCGGGGTAGACGGCAACGATTCTATCATCGAGACCGGCGACCTCTTACCGGGCGCGTCGATTTGGGATAATGAGGAAATAGACCAGGCGTGGTCAGGGGAAAGCGAGGCAGAAGCAATTACCGCCGCCTATGTGGCTGCCCTCAAGGAGTTGACCAAATGAAATCCAAAGAGCATTATGGAAAGGAAGAGATCGCAGCCGAGATCCTAGCCATTGGTCTCGATGCCATCCCGGCTCTCTGCCCAGGCACATGCAACCAGGTTCCCGGTCATGCTGAGAATATCCCGGTATATGGCAGGCGGGTATTCATCAGGCGGAACCGAGCCCTGGCCTGCCCTGTCAAGGAGAAGCCGCAATCTCTGATATCTGTCCAGGATGCACTAGACAGCGCCACCGAAGGCATCAAGGCCTGTGATGAGATCATTAAGGAGACTTTGCATCGAAAGGAGCTGCTTGAGGCGGATGTGGTGGTTCTGGAGGGATGCCAATGATGCCCATCACCAACATGCAACAAGATTCCAGCATGCTTAACTGGTTTCAAAAAATCAAAGACGTTCTGCCCGTTCCAAGAACGATGATATTGGAGATCACCACCGACGAAGCATGGCAGATCGTCGCATTGCTAGACGAAACAATGATCCCCGATGCGCTTTTTGATAAGATCAAGGAAAGTGCGGCAAAGATCGGCTACCCTCTTTTCATGAGGACTGACCAAGGGAGCGCCAAACACGATTATGAGAACTCTTGTCGTGTGGCCTCCGAGAAAGAACTTTTAGGCCATTTGGCTTGCCTATTCGAATGGCACCTCATGAGAGATCTTTGGCCGCAAGCAATTGTATTCAGAGAGCTTTTGCCGCTATACGCTCCATTCAAGGCATTTGACGGCCTGCCAATCGCAAGGGAGAGACGGTACTTCGTCGATGAAGGCAAAGTGATGTGCCATCATCCATATTGGCCGGAGAGTGCTATCCAGCCAGGAAGGGCAATTAAGAATCTAGTTCCCGGTTGGAA